TCAGGAAAGCTTGAAGGCCTTCAGCGCCTGCTTGGCGTTGGCTATCAGGTCAGGCGTCATTGGCCTGCCTTGCCTGTCCAGAAGAACCGGGGTGCATGCGCATCGACAGCGCACCCGATTATCCCCCTCTGCCCACCAATCGAGCATCTGCTGCCCCGTGAACAACTCGCCATGTCGTTCGATATGCTGCTCCCGACTGGTGGGGGTCAGCGCGGACAGATGCATGAATTTCACCGGCATCCCGAGACGCTCTGAATCGGCGATGTCGTTCTGCAACTTGCGAATACGCATTTCATGAAGTTCGGAATCAGAAATTCTACCGACCAAGGCTGAACCCTCGTTAAGACACACATCAAATTAATAGACCACTCACGCCACTCACGCCAGCTTTCAAACGTGTATGAGTCAGCTCTTTTGCTGGCTAAGCGTGGTACCTATGAATGATTTCAGTGTCCCGGAGTTGTCCTGATCAGATGGAAAAATACAAATCTGCGCCCAATAAAAAACCCCGCAGACGTTAATCTGCGGGGCTTTGAATAGTGGAGGCCGAGGTCGGAATCGAACCGGCGTAGGCGGATTTGCAATCCGGCCATGAAACACAATCAGGCTGCGGCCTGTAGCGATATTTGGTTCCGAAATAGAAGCACAAAAAGTCCTCTGGAGGCCCCGTGGAATGCGGACTCTACTTTTTATTTCGGAACTGATTTTCCCCCTTCCCGGCGTCCTGCCGACGAACACCACTCCCCAAACCCGAAGCACTCGACTACTGTATACATATACAGCAATTGAGAATCACTCATCATGAACATCGACTACGCCGAAGACTGGCCGTTCTGCCCCACGGAGCAGCAGATGCTCAAGCAACACGCGCACCTGGTATCGGAAGAAAACAGGCTTTTGCGCGATGAGGTAGACCGATATCGTAAACACGTCACCAAACTGATTGACATGCACAATGACGCAGCCCTCGAGCGTGACAAGCTCCGGATAAAGCTGAGAGACGCGGACATCCGGATATCTGATCTGCTGCGCGACGCTTGCGATTCCTGGGCGACAATCAACTCACAGAAGTATGTCATCGACCAGCATCGTGAGGTTATGAGAGGCGCTGGAATAAGCCCGGAAAAATGGGGTGGCGAGGTGTAGCGCTAGGAGAGAGCCCACAGATTGCGAGTCCCGAGCTGAGCGGCCATGCCCGCAGAAGCCCTACGGCACTTCATAGGCAATGCTCCCGCTCAGCTTATCCCCTCGCAGTAGGTGGAGGGTTCCTTGTACCCGATGCTGAGGTCAATACAAGGCTATCCCTTTGAACCAAATAAGAATACCACTCTAAAGCCAGCTGCAAAAAAACGTTTTTTTGTGATTTCGCACACGAAAAAACCGATATCTGTTGCTGGTTTTGCGCGCGGTACCTACGAACTGATTCGCACATCTCAACCAAATTGATTTGCTAATTTTGGAACAAGATTTCTTATGAACTCTTTTTCAGACTCTGTGGTGCGATAAAACTTAAAGGTAGCACCACGGCAGAAAAAAAGCTTAGGTAAAGCATTGTCGTCTACCCAGCCTTGCCAACTAGATTCTATAAATACACCCAGACACTTTTTTTGCTCACCCTTGTGGAAAGGGTCTGGATTCTGGGTAATAAATCCGTTAAATACTCGTGAGTGCTGCTCACGCAAACGAGCCTGATCATTAATAACTTTTGTTTCACAGTTAGGAGTAATAACATCCGTAATGTTAACAGCTACAATTCCACGCGAAGTACTTGATGCATCCTGCGCCAATCGCTTTTTTAACTGCTTATTGGACTCGGAAACTCTGGAACCGAGTTTTGCTGCGGATTTTATGCGCTTTGCTTCTACATAAACTTTCTTGCCATTAACTTGAGCAACAATATCTGCAATCTGATTTAAGTCTACTTCATGACCTGCATTTAAAAATCTAGATGCAATCGACATTTCAAAGAGATAATCTCTACCCGGATCGTTCTCTGCAACGTGTCGAAATGGCTGACCTTGCGATATCCGCTTCAATGTATCAAGATAACATTGAGAGTCGACTTCCATAAGGGCTTTTCGAACCCTAATCAGTTCATACAGCTCGGCATTGGCATTTACAAAGCTATCAAACTCTTTCACGACTTCCGAGTCATCACCACCAATCTTTCCGAACGACTCCATTACGCGCACATAACCGTGATATCGGTCAGCAGGTTTTGAAACCCCCAAAATTCTTAGCCACTCTACAGCCTCGCTTCCCTGCTGGGCTAATTCCTCTCCAGCCTTTATGAAAGTGGCATGTGGAAACTCTTCCAATGTTAAGACTTTGCCCACGTTTCTTTTCTCCTTTCCTTAGCAAACACAGCTGATCCATTGAGCGCTTTACAATACTCCCTCATGCCGGCAAAAGATAATTACTAATTCAACAGCTCCGCCCTCAGGTCCCAAACGCGAGTGTCAATTCGTAGACACAGCAAGGGCAAACGAACAAAGACTCCCAACACGCACAACGGCAATACACGCACCACTTCTATGGTATTCAGTGACCGATCAGTCCGCCTTTACTACCCACAGTTGATCCAATCGCGTCGTGTAGCTCTGGCTCATCATGTCTCTGCGCATTGCCCAGTCTGGATCGGACGGTACGCTCCCTGCCCTCAATGTCCCCCTTCCCCAGCGAGCATTGATTTCGTCAAGCACGCTCATCACTTTTTCTGCCGCCGCTGGCTGCGACTCCGCGAACAAGTCATCCGTAAACTCGCCAGGTTGGCGGAGATCCAGCAGCAGCACTTCGGCCTTGCTGTACTTGTAGCCTGGACGGAAAAGCCGGTTGACCGCCTCAGTTGCCCCCTTTGTCAGCAAGCGCACGTCATTGGTGGGATACGGCAGCTCGACCAGCGCACCATTCGCATATTTAGGTTCATCCGGGTTGAACATCCCTGTGCGGATGCTGACGCGCATCTTCTTGCACAGCGAATTTTGAGCACGCAGTTTTTCGGCGGCGCGCTGCGTGTAGGTGGCCACCGCTTCCTTGATGGGCTCGATAGTGGTCAGCCGCTGTCCAAACATTCGACTGCTGCAGATTTCCTGTTTGGGCGGGTCAGCTTCACTCATTTCCAAACACGACGTGCCGGCCAGCTCGCGCGCAGTCTTTTCAATGACGACACTGAACTTGGTACGTAGAGTGCGCGCGTCAGCTTTGGCCAAGTCCATTGCACTTCGGATGTTCATGGCCTCCAGATGCGCTTTCATCTTCTTTCCCACTCCCCACACTTCTGATACACAAGTATTGCGCAGCACCCAGTTGCGCTTGTGTAGGTCGCAGATGTCGACGACTCCACCTGTTTGGGCCAACAGTCTCTTGGCGGTGTGGTTCGCCAGTTTGGCAAGCGTCTTCGTAGGCCCGATACCAACGCCAACTGGTATACCGGTGCATTTGAGGATCTTCGACCGGATGCGGCGGCCAAACGCGGTCATGTCGCCCGGTATGCCCGTCAGATCGGCAAATGCTTCGTCAATGCTATAGACCTCCGAAGCGGGCACCATCGACTCGATGATCGTCATGACCCGCTCACTCATATCGCCATACAGGGCGTAATTGCTACTGAAGGCAATCACACCGCTCTGACGCAAAACATCCTTGATCTGAAAGTACGGCGCGCCCATCTTCACAAATGGTTTAGCGTCATAGCTCCGGGCGATAACACATCCGTCGTTGTTACTGAGCACCACGATGGGAGTCTTTGCCAGGTCGGGACGGAAGGCTCGCTCACAGCTCGCATAAAAACAGTTGCAGTCGATCAGTGCGAAGACATTCTCATGACCGGCCATGATCGCGCACGCTGTACCGAACGACTCCCAGTATGGACAGCTCATCGCCTTCCATGATGTGTCGAGGTGCGAAATGCGGATTTTCTGACTGAAGGATAACGACCTCATTGCGCATGTGCAGCCGCTTGCAAACGGCCTCGGCGTTGAGCGCAGCAACGACGATATCACCATGCTCGGCCTCAAGGCTTCGATCTACGATTGCAAGATCACCACTATGAATGCCAGCCCCCTGCATGCTTTCACCCAGGACAGTAACCAGATAAACATGCGGCGCCCGGATGCTGAAAAGCTCGTCGAGGGAAATGTGCTTCTCGATGTGATCCGCTGCCGGCGAGGGGAAACCTGCTGATACCAGCGATGAGAACCATGGGAGCTTCGCCCCCTCTTCTGCCAAAGTGCCAAGGTAAGTGACATTCATGATGTTCGCCGTTTTTCGTGGGTGAGTGGATAGCTGTATGCATATACAGTTAACTCTTTGCCCTTACCGTGGTCAATCGTAGAGACGGGCATTTTCGACGAGTGACATCACGGGTGACATCATGTGCGGACGCTACTCGATCTATGAATCCATGGACCATTACCTAAAAGAGCTTGCGCCAGAGCAGCTGGTTATCAACGGCTATGACCTCTGGCCCATTGAGCGTTACAACGTTGCTCCGACGACTCGCGTTGAGATCATCCGACCGACGGAGACCGGCCTAAGTGTCGACAAGGTTCGCTGGGGATGGGCTCCGTTCTGGGCTCAGGGGAAACGTCCGGCCCCTATCAACGCGCGCGTCGAAACGGTGATGACGGGAAAGTTCTTCAAAGAGTTGTGGCCGCACGGCCGCGCACTTGCGCCTGCAAATGGCTGGTTTGAATGGGTCAAGGATGCTGATGACCCCAAGAAAAAGCAGCCCTACTTCATCCGGCTCAAAAGCCAAAAGCCAATGTTTTTCGGAGCGCTTGCGCAAGTTCATGCAGGGCTTGAGCCCCACGAAGGCGACGGGTTCGTGATTATTACTGCGGCCAGCGATCAGGGAATGGTCGACATACACGACCGACGCCCACTGGTCCTCAGCCCCGAACTGGCCCGCGAGTGGACAGACCCGTCCACTGCCCCATCGCGCGCCGCTGAGATCGCTAGAGAATGCTGTACGCCAGTCGATGAGTTCGAATGGTATACGGTTGGCAAGGCCGTGGGAAACGTCCGGAACCAAGGTGCGGAACTGATAGAGGAAGTCGAATAAATTCATGCGCCCAGGACAGCCTGATCATTTAAACCTTGCGTATCCCGAACTGCGCGGCCTTTACCGTCGAGTCCTGCGGCACGCCTGCTGCCAAGTACAGGCCCATGCGCGACGTGATCACGGTTTCACTCAGGTCAATAGTGCCGCGCTGCGTTTCCAACGCCCCGGAAAAGCCGGCCGGCATGGTGAACGGCTCTTGGTACTTGTCCATCGATCGGTAGTAGGACGTTGACGATGCGCCATTGACCGTCCTGGTGATGGTCAACTCAGCCTCCCAAGCCAGAATGCCGCGAGACGAACCCATGATTTCCACCGCCGACACCATTTCGATAATGTCGCCGGCCGCCAGGTTGGCCTGCACCACGTTGGCCGTGGGTTGCATGTAGATGTAGCCGCCCGCCGCCGCCATGTTGCCACCCAGCTCGATGCACTGCGCCTCACCATAGTCGGCAGGCTCCTTGTACCACCGCGTGGTGATCCCGGCCAGACCAGAGCCCACAGCCTTGTAGCCGTCCGCCAGCACCGACCCGGCCACAGCGTTCACGCCAGCCGGTAGCGCGCCGCCAGTGCCCGCCAGCAGCGGGTTAGCATTGAGGCAACCGAACGGGCGGATGGCCGAGTAAACGTCGCCAGCGTCCGTGGGCAGCGGGATGCCGGGGAATTCGAAGTTGGCGGTAATGATAGGCACCACTCGCGAACTGATGAACTCGGCACCCAGGAGATTCGGGTGCAAGCCTTCAACGGTCATGGCCTCGTTGAAGCCGTCCCAAATGTTCACGACAGGCACGAACTGGCTGACGTAGCTCAGCACCCAGTCTTTGTAGGCGATCGCATCGGCCAGCGCCTGTCCAGTCAGCGCCCTGCCGCCGAAGCGCGGCGTACCCGTGCCGACGATCAGGTACTTCCCGGGCGTGTTCAGGAACGCGGTCACGATCTTCATCACGTTGGCTTTCGTGTCAGCCAGGCTCATACCTGCCGTGGTGCTGTCGTTGGTGCGCGACAGCAGCAGCCACAGGTCGGCAGTGGACGACGCAATGCAAGCCGGCAGCCTGGCCAGAAACTGTCCGGTGTGGTCGCCGAGCTTGCCCTGATTGTCGACGTAGCTCGGGAACAGGCCGGTGCGCGCCGCGATCCAGGCAGCGTAGCCATAGGCCTCGCTACCGAATGCCGTCGCGGCGATGGTGTGGCAGTTGCCCGAGAAGCTATCGCCGAGCAGGCCCAGGCCACGCCGGATCGGTTGGCGACGTGGGATCGGGTTGACCAGAAGGCTCATGCGTATACCTCGAATGCAGCGCCACCAGTTGGCACGTAGCGGATCGTCGCGGGAGGAATGCTCAACTGATACGCCCCGTCGCTCCAGAGCGTGTCGGTGTTGATCCAGCTGTCACCGGCCTGGATCTGGACCGACACCGACCCGCCGTTCGCCTTTACTGCCAACGTCACTTTCATCGTGCGATCGTAGGTCTCTTGTTTAATCGATGTCTGCATTTTGCCTCCAGGGCTGATTGGAACGGATAGAAATACGGCGCGATGCCTTAGAACAAGCCCCCAAGCGCAGACGGCTCCCAATTCATTATCACGAGCTCCCCACTGACCTCGCTCTTGCCTTGTCGCTGATTCGAGGTGGTGTAGCGAATATCCACCTGCTCGAAATGGAAGCCGTCGAAAACCATCCTGATGTCAGGGTGATCATTGATGCTCACCATCACCTTTCCTTTACATCTCCGCATGAAGTCAGCCATTCGCTCGTAGTTTTCGAACGGGAAATCCGTGCCATAGCCAGCGGTTTTCCAGTACGGCGGATCCATGTAGTGAAAGGTATGCGCGCGGTCGTAACGCTCGGCGCAGTCCAGCCAAGGAAGATTTTCGACATACGTGCCAGAAAGCCTCTGCCAAGCTGCAGAAAGGTTCTCCTCGATCCTCAGCAGATTTATGGCAGGGCCGGTGGTCGCGGTCCCAAACGTCTGGCCAGTAGTCTTACCTGCGAAAGCGTGGTGCTGGAGATAGAAAAATCGGGCGGCGCGCTGAATGTCTGTGAGAGTTTCAGGGCGTGTCGTTTTTTGCCACTCGAACACTTGTCGGGAGCTAAGCGCCCATTTGAACTGGCGTACAAATTCCTCGAGATGGTTCTGCACCACTCGGTACAAGCTGACCAACTCACCATTTATGTCGTTCAGAACCTCAACAGGGGCGGCCTGCGGCCGCATGAAATACAGGGCAGCTCCACCAGCGAAAACTTCGACATAGCATTCATGTGGCGGGAAAAGAGGGATAAGGCGGTCGGCGAGGCGGCGCTTGCCGCCCATCCAGGGAACAATCGGGTTAGTCATATGCAAGCCTTTACTGTATGGATAAACAGGTGCTAGGCTCGCCGCGCTTTGTGCACAGAGCGGGGGCCTTGGCTGGACTTGCAGGAATAGTCTGCGGTTCGGTGGCTGGAACGGATGTTGACGCATCCTTACCAGCCGCTCCTTTTGTGCGTGAAGCACGAATTCTAATCAGGCTTCCAACGTGTCACGCCAGAGCCTTTAGCTCGGAAGTACAGCGCCTGCCGATCTTTCATGGTGCGGGTGTAGGCTTCTTGCTTTGTGGTCGTCTGCACAGTGCTCCCCGGCGGCCTACGGCCTAACTTGGTTGGTGGTGTTGGATAGCTCATCGGCAAAGCGGCTACACGCCAGCCCGGCTATTCGGGCTGAGTCAGCGTATTTAGCGAGCTCTCCCGCTCGCGCGTCAGACCTGCTGAGCAGCTCGGAGAGCACCATGGCGGCGCGGCTGGCTGTCTTGCCTCGTTCGGCAGCGCCGGTATCGCCGGGGACGCAACTGGCGGTGGCTGCCAGCTTTCCTGCTTCGACGCGCAGCCGGTCGCCAGCAGCGTCAGCGACAGCAGCATCAGTAAGCGCAGCGGTCTGTTCTTGTCTTGCATCGTTTGCCACCTGGTTGGCCGCCTTCTGGCGGCGTTGCTCTTCGGTTCGGTACTCGGTGGTCGTGATGGCCACCGCCTCGGATTGGCTGCTGACTTCCTCGGCCCACTTCGCCTTCCAGGCCAGATCGGTGACGGTCACGCCGTGCAGGTATGCCCCGTACAACGCACCGGCCAGCGCCAGCAGGATCATCAGCAGGCCGACTGCCTTCCACGGCAGGGCCTTCACGCCAGCACCTCAAGCGCCCGCTCATAAAGCGCTTGCCGATCAGCCAGGCCGTTCGTGCCGCCGTTGATACGCTTGGTGATGGTCACGAACTCGCGCTTGTCGGCCAGCGTATTGAGCGCGGCCCGGTGCCAGAACCACCCCGCCGACATCGCGGCGTGCTGCGCCAGCTCGAGCAATTCGGGATGGCTGATCAGATCCAGGCCCAGCGCTTCGGCGCACTCGGCATAGTTCGCCCGCCCAGTGATCTGGATCAGGCCACGCCCACGGTATTTGGAGCCATCGCCCGACACGGTATTGCCCAGGTCTTTGCGCCCCTCGTACCCCAACTGCTGCGGAGTCGGCCCCCAAATCTCGCGGACGTAACGCAGCTGACCGGACTCATGACCAACCTGGGCAATGAATGCCGCAATGCGCAGCGGGGTCACGATCTGGTACTTGCTCATCGCTGTGTTTAGGACGGGTGCAAAAACGCCGGCTCTCTGGCCGGCGTTCGGGAGGATCTGCAGCAGTTGCTGCGCTGTTATGGACATTCGTTTTTCTCCGGGCAACAAAAAGCCCGCACTGGGCGGGCCGGGATCTTGCGGTGCGGTTACGCCGACGCTGTATCAGCGCTTGCTTCGCTGACTGGGTCAGCAGATGCCTTGGCCGTGACGGTGACTTTGGCGCTGTAGTCCTTGAGCAGCTGAGCGGTGAACACCTGGGCGGTGGGAAACTGGCTCAGGATTTCGCGCGCGCGGCTGTCAGCCTCGGCCTCGGTGGCGTAGCGCGTGCTGTTGGTAGCGTCGAAGCTGTTGCTACTGTTGATTGCGATGAAAGGCATGGTGAATCTCCGGCGTTATGAATCAATTGAATGGAAACGGTAGAACTGCGGTATTGACGACCAATGCAGTCGGCATTCTGTCCAGCGGTAACTGATCAACGCTGCCAGGCAACGTGTAGGCCGAGGTAGAGCCCACCGTGATATCTGTTGTTGCGCCAGCAGGACCGAACATAAAGCTGATGCCTCCGGACCTGCCGTAGGCACCCTCTGACATACCCACGTATTGCCCGTTTACATTGGTGAGCGGGCTACCCCATACGCCTAGGCAGTTTCGGGCAAAGTTTAAATATGCTGCGTACTCCCCTGCGGGCAAATTCACGTCAACCACAAAGTGCGCGACAGGATCGACGTTTGCAGTTTGCGCTCTTATGCTCTGCCAGCTTCCTCCATTATAGGGCGATGGGTATTTGTCATATCTATCCTTCGCACCAGGCTGGGGAGCCTGAATTGAATATGCGATATTCAACGGCGTCTGAAGTGAATTGAATGTTATTTTCCCTGATAGGTTTCTTGTTTTAAAAAATGGCGGACTACCCGCAGTATCACGCATCAGATCAAACACATAAACCTTGGTATTGGAGTCTGCACCACTGAAAAAGAACCTCATGGTATCTCCGTTTCGGTAGCTACCCTGCAGCGTTCCTTTTCCGGTTAGAAAGCACATGGGTGACTGAGCATCATTAACCGTGACGCTAAACATCTGATCACCCGACCGAAACGAGTCCTGATAACTGTTAGGGTCGTTAGGATCTACGTTAGAGCCTCTTAGGTATTTCCTCGGCCATGTCTCATCTGCAGAGAGGTAGGCGCTTTTCACCAAACCATACGCCACGTAATCACTGTTGAACACAAGCGAGCCGTTGGGTCTTCTGAAAATAAGCGGCATTAGAAGTACCCGAAAAATATTCGACAATTCGCGGCGAAGTAACCCCAGCCCGGAGCAAAGGAGTAGTTCCACGCCAAGGAGTTACCCGACAAGGTAACCCCCGGACGCTTACCCTTCTCCCTCTGAAGATCGACCAGAGGTACGATGTGATAGTACATCGCCTTACCATCTGGAGCAGAAGGTAAAGACGCCGATCCATTGCCCCCCCCAGTATCAACCCACCCCATGTTCTGGCTGATACTCATGGTAAGGTCCATTATTGTTTGGCCTTGCTTGTTGCGAAGGATCATGCCAGCCATACTAAACCTCTACCATGTTAATTCCATAAGAACGACGCCACCGGACACGGCGAACAAACCATCCTCTCTCAAGATGCAATAACTTCCGCTCTTAGTCCTGTTTTGAATCGTCAACTGCCCTGTATTGAAGTCAGCGGTCATTAACGGCTGTCCAAAATTGTTAAATGTCGACGAGTAGATACTTTGCCCTACCAGCGCATTAGTGATGGTGGCTTTTTTAATTACCGCATCAGCAATGAACACCTGTCCATTTTCGACTGCAAAGGGAGAAAACACCGCTCCGTTGTTCGGGTTACCGTTTAGAACTACGAACGAGTCAGCACTAACAACGAACTGAGATTGAGTAACACCAGTTTCATTGCTAAGACCTAAGCCAAAGCCCGCCGCCCATTGAATGCCGTTTGCCGTCGTCCCTAATTTCACGGCATATGAGCTTGATATTTTTCCATTTGCGGATGCCGCAGCGTTGATTGCCTGCTGTGCGTAAGCATTGGCGTTACCCGCCGTGGCTTGCACATCATCGACCCTACGCGACAAAGCACCATCGGCATCTGCCCTGGTGACTGATTCGCTCTGGATTGCTGAATAAGCGGTGCCCATGGATGCACTTAGGCTATCAATACTTCTCCCAATGGCCGCGTCGGCATTAACCCTCGCTGTTTCTTCGCGCTGGACCGCACTGCTGGCATTCCCGACAGACACGCCGAGCCCATCAATACGTGTTGCTTGAGCACTGATCGCAGCACCCTGCTGACCGATCGTCGCGCCCTGCTGCGTCACCGTGGCCGTGGTCGACGAGAGTGCCGCCGCCGAAGCGCCGGGCATCTTGTTGCCAATGGATATGTAGGCCATGTCCACGGTCGCGCTGGTGTCACCGCTGTTGACGATGTCCAGTCGGATCGCGGTATTGGTTTTCCCGACCCAGCCAGTATTCCCGGAAAGATCGATTTCAACGGTCTGCCAATCCGTGGTGGTGATGTCGACCTTGAAACCGATAACCCGCGCCTCGGAAAGTCCACCGTCTTGGTTGGCCCAGTACACCAGGCCCGCAGTGCGGGTCGAGTTGGCCCGCTTGAACCGCATCCGCAGGTACGGGTAGGTGGTGCCATTGGCGTCAATGCCGCTGTTCTTGAAGAACTGGCCGGCGCCGGTCATGCGCGCGAACGTCGGGTTAGCCGCCAGCGTCGGGCTGCCTGCCTGAACGCTTGCGGTGAATCCATTCAGGTTGCTCAGGAATTCCCAGGACGCCGGCGACGCGGCGAAGTTGGAGCCCTCGCCTGCCAACGAAGCTTTCAGGGCGGTTACCTGGCCGCTGACTGCGGTTATATTGGCGCCCTGCTGGATGACGCTGGAGTTGAGGCCTGCCACAGCAGACGATGTAGCAGCCTGCTCTGCGCCCAGTAGCCCGTTATTGTCCCTCCAACCGGTGACTGTGGTGCCCACCTCAAGCTGAGCTCTGGTGTACTCAACGAACCCGGCTCCAACCGTGTCCGAGCCATACAGACGGAAATAGACCTGCACAGAGGCAGTACCGGCCGGCAGGTTCGGGTAGTCATAGACGATTCGCTGAGTGCCGCCAGTGGCCACAATTAGAGGACCCGAAACGGTTACAGCGTCGGTGCCCGCCGCATTAACGCCTTGGATGAATATCTTGAACACCAATCCTGCAGTGGCGCGCACGTAGCACGACGCAACCACTGAGTTACCTGCCGTGACTTTTGGCCGGTAGTTCGCAGGGGATATCCGGATACCGCGGTAATTGGCTGAGAGGTTCAGGCCAGTAACGTCAAGGCGTTGTGCTTTCTCGGAGCTGACCAGCCAGGAAGTCACAAGCGTCGCGGTGCCTGCGCCCCCCGTACCAGCGTCCATTTGCCAACCTTCCGCAGCGCCGGCTACGGCACTTTCCTTGGTAAAGGCCGGGTTGAAGAACAGATTCTGCCCGCCCGATGTGCCTACGCTGTTGCTCAGCGACACCAGCTGGTTGCTGGCGCTGGTGATGCTGGTTTCGTTCTGCGTAACGCGGGCGGTGAGCGCGCTGGTGGCCTCGGCCTGTCCGGCCACTTCGGCCTTCAGCGTATCGGCGTTGTCTCTCCACCCCTGCACCTTCGTGGTGATCTGAGCTTGAGCCCTGTCTACTTCCAAAAACCCGGAGGTCTGCGAATTGACAGAAGAAACTCGCGTGATCATGTGCACGTTGGTGGTATCAGCTGGCAACGAGGCAATCGTTAAACTGTGTAGTTGCCATGAGCCCGTAGCGACCATCGATACCGAGTTCACGGTCTGCAGCACTGCGCTTGAAGAGTTCAGGGGCTGCAGGAAAATCCTGACGATCAGACCTGCTGTCGCTCGGAAATTCGCGAAGAACGTAAACGGCTGTCCCGGCGCTGCTGAGGGCCGCTTTGCCGGTGCTGGCACTACGTCCATGTACGTGGATGCAGTCAGGCCAGTGAAATCAACCCGCTGAGCCAATCCTTTGGGGTCTATACCCGACTGCACAAGACTTGTGCCGGTCCCTGTTGCTGGCCCGCCGATTTCCCACCCGTCAGCGATTGTAAGGATGGTAGCGCCACGCTTCTCGAAAGAGGGGTTGTAGACGAGGTTCTGCCCACCAACCGTTGCGAGGCTCGCCGTCACGTTCGTAATCGCCTGACCTTGCGCTGTTATCGCCTGGCCTTGCTGTGTGACTGTGTTACCCAGCGCCTGCACCGTAGCGCTACTGGCTTTACCGGACAGCTCGGTGTTGATTCCCGTAATGGCCGAGCCCTGGCTGGTGAGTTTCCCCTCAGCGTCGGTTACCCGGTTGCCGATGGACTGCACACTGCTGGCCGAGGCCTTGCCATCCAGAGACGTCTGCAGGCCGGTGAGCTGTTGCGCCTGCGCGGTGTTAACGCCCTCAATGGACGTGACCTTTGTTTCTACGGTCTGTACCCGCGAAGCCAATCCAACAGCCGTGGCAACCGCCTGGCCAACGTTCAGCCAGTAGGTGGTGTTCGGCGGCGGAGTGTTGATCGGTACATTCTGCGTGGCTTGGTAAATGATGCCGTCCGAGCCCAGTACGCCCTGCCCGGCCTTGTAAGTCCCGTCTGGCTTGTAGGGCATCGAGTCGGCAAGGTCAGCTATGTTGTCGATCTGCTGTTGAAGCTCTGCCCGGACATCCGCCAGCGTGCCGTCGACGTCTGCAATCTGCTCGTTAAGCGCAGTCCGGAGCTCCGCTAGGCGGGCGTTGACCGAGGCTGGACCGTTGCCGTCGATTTTCTCAATTCTCGACAATAGGTCTTTGCCGAACGCGCTTTCGGTGAGCTTGCCCACGATCTGCTCGAGGACTGCTGTTGCATCGGCGCTTGCCGTCCCAACGACGCCATTGACCAATGGATACCACGGACCGATGTTGCCGGTGCGATCCACCAGGCGCGCCCAAAAAAAGAACGCCTGCCCGGCGCGCAGGCCCTGCATGACGTAATCAGCCTGCGGGTAGGCCAGGTCGGCCAGCTTCGTGGCTGCTTTCAGATCGTTCGCCTGCGCGTACCAGATTTCAGTCCGCTGGGCGTCTTCTGCGCCTGGCGGGAAAGACCACTTGAGTCCGATCCCGAACAGCAAGCTTTCGGCGGCCAGGCTGGTAATTGCAGGAGGCAGCCCCACCTTTCCTTCCAGATTGGTCAGCTGCGAAGTGGTAGGCAGCGACGAAACATTCAGCGCGCTGACAGCGCGAACCCTGGCCATGTACTGACCGGAGTAGATGCCAGCCACCTCAACCGACTGTTCGCCCGTGCGCGGTACTTTTACCCACTCACGCGAGCCCCAGCGCCATTCCACGTCATACGCAACCGCGCCTGGCGCAGCGTCCCAGCTGATCGTCATATTGACGACTGCGATACCCTGCTCGACCACGACGTGCTGTGTGACAAACACGCCAGCGGGCGCAGCCTGCACACCCACCGGAATGCCGCTGATTGGGCGGATATCCACGACGGCGCCGAAGTCGATGGCGTCGAACTTGCTCGGCTCGTGCTGGATGCACTCGAGCTGGTACTGATGCCATTCCGGGCGAGTGATGTTGCGCACCAGAAACTGCATCGTTTTCAGGTCGTCATACTCGAGTATCCAGCCGCATTCGGCTTCCGGCACTTCGCTGAAGCTGGCGGCAACGGTAACGCGCCGACCATCAAGCGAGCTGATAAACCGTGCCTCGGTCTTGCCGCTTGGCAAGTTCACACGCAGCTTGGCACCGGTCGACAGATCAATGTCACGGTCAACGGTGATGACCCGCCCCGCTACTTCGCTGATACGCCCGCCGTTCGCACGACCGGCCAGCATGGGGTCAGCCACGGCAATGATCTGCCCTGTTCTCGGAATGCTACCGTCCAGGCCAACACGAAAGGTCCCGCCCCTCGTCTGCGTCTGTTCGGTGATCAGCGCGTACTGGCCCGCGCGCTGCGCCTGGGCGAGCGACGTGCAGCCATAGGCGTCGACAGACAGTTCGTTGACTGATCCGCTTTCGGCAAGTGCCACTTCATCGAATACCGGTTCCTTGTCCGTCGCAAAACTCTGGTCCGGGTTGTCCCACGTCACCATTGCCAGGTTGTGGCGGTCGCGAGCCCGCGTGCCCGAATACTGGATTTCACCGTTATTCAGGATCTGCGACGGGTTGTAGGTGTAGACCGGGTCGCCTGGCATGTCGGCATTGAACGTGATCTGACTGCCGTCCCAAGTGCTCATGCCGTGGAAGATGGACGACAAGTCTTGCAGCACTGCGTAGGCATCCGCCTGCTTCTGCAGGTAGATGTTGCAGGTCATCCGGGGGTGCATGCCGCCCATGCCGTTTGGCACCATCTGGTCGCAATACTGCGCAATGCGGTACAGGTTCCAGCGATCCACCATCGTGGCATCGATCCGGTGCCCGAGACCGTAATACGGGTTCAACGCCAGGTCGTAGCACACCCAGGCTGGGTTGTTGGTGTAGGCCTCTTTGAACGTACCGTCCCAGATCCCGTTGCTGGTGCCTGGGCCAGACGTGGCATAGGTCCGCGTCTCCGGGTCATAGTTCGTCGGCACACGCACGATGCGCCCGCGCATCAGCACCGCAATCTTGGCGATATCGCCGCCGAACTGCTGGGCGTCATATTCAACGCAGCCCACGGCGGTGAGCGGAAATTCCTGATCACTGTCTACGACCTCGGCCACCGCCTCGACGAACATGCTGTCCTGAATCAGCGAGCTGTTGGCTTCGGGTGTGATCCGGCGCACGCGCATAGTCCAACGGCTGCCCGCAGGCAGGTTGATGCGGTGACTGCGTTCGTACTTGGTGACGTTCTTGCGGTCTACGAAGTCCGCCAGCATCTGAACGAAAGGCCCGCCATCAGTGGCCAGGTCAATCGCATAATCGATTCGCACGCCGTTGATGTTGCCGCTCTGGTCCTGCGACTGGAGCTGTGGCCAGCTGAAGCGGATACGAAGCGCATCCAGCACCGGGTTGTTCACGGAACGCAGATAAGGCATGGTGCTGAGCAGCTGCTGGTTTACGTCGACTTCGTTGCTGGACTCGGCAATGCCCTCAAGACGTTGCTGGTTCAGCTCCCCATTGCGGAACTGCCACTTCACACCCGGGAAGTTAACAGTGCCGTCTTCGGCCACCAGCGGGGTGCCGTCGAGTTTCACGGAGCGCAGGCCGTCCACCGGTCCTACGATGGGGCCCCAACTCCACAGATAGACGATCCGGGCGGTAGCGATCGAAGCTGTGCTGTTCGCTGCAATCGTCGGCTGCTTCTGGGTCGACTCGCCCCCTTTGGAACCTTGAACGACGAGTTTGCGTGCTGCGCCCATGCGAATCTCCAGGCAATAAAAAACCCGCCGGAGCGGGTTGGGTGTTTTTCGATAGTTAAAGTTGGTCTTGCGTGTAGATGCCGCCCGACTCGACGGCCCCCCCGATCTCTCGTTCGCCGTAGAGCACCGGATAAGGGTTGCCCTGGGCAACGGTGGTCACCGCGCCCCCAAAGCCATAGCTCGGGTTGTTTCCGTCATCGTTGTTGTTGCCGACGCTGGCAGTGGTCGTGGGTGAAAGCATCTGAACCACCCCGCCGAGGCCGACTGCCGCGCCAGCACCAAGCAAGCCAAGGCCAAGCCCCGTGGTAGTACCGCCGGAGAACAGGCCACCCACGACCAGCGCCACGCCCAGCACCACTTGGAACAGGCCAGCCTGCTTGCTGCCTTGGATCAGCGGCACGATGCGGATATCGGTGTTGTCGCTGCCCTGCATGTCGAACTCGCCCTCACCCGCGTTGCGCTTGCCGCAGAACACGCTGAACACAAGGCCGCGCTCTTCGCCGGTCCGCAGAAACTTCTCGAAGCCAGGTTTCATCGCGCAAAGGGCATTCACGGCATCGCGCACGCTGTGCACGTCGATGCGGTACTCGCGCCCGAAGTGCTTGCGCAGCACGCCGTACAACTTGATGGTGCGCATCGTCATGGTTTGTATTCCTTGTGGCGCAGGATCAGTTTCACGCGGTTGGCCATCGACCAGCCGTAGACCTCACGGGCAGCCAGGCGACCGGGCATGTGGTGGTAAATGAACGGACCAGACCCGCCAAGTGCCGGCGCGTCCTCGCTGTGCAGGCTGGCATCGGCGCCGAGGTAGATCGCGGCGTGGTTCGGGAAGTGGCAAGGCCTACCCACTGTCGGGATCTGGAACACCAGCAGGTCGCCGCGTTGGGCCTGCTCAACCCGGACGAAGCCACAGGCCTCGAAGTTCTCTTCGTAATGGCTCGGACTTTCCGGATCCTCCCACCACAGTTCCTTGCGCTCGAAGTTCGGCAGCGGCAGTAAGGCCTCGCGGGCGTACCAGTCGCGGCAGGCCGACCAGCAATCGAGCAGGCCATGCGAGAAGTCCCGGCCCAGTAAGGGTGCCTGGAAGCCGCTCGGCTTGAACCACTGAATGTCACCACCAGGCCAGCCCACAATCGCCCAGGGCAATTCATGCAGCTCGCAGCTGACCAGATCGGTCATGCTCGGTGTTGCGGCGCGGTCCGGGTGGCTGTGCACGATGGCCAGCACCTCGCCCCTGTCTTCTGCCGCCGCAGCGTCGTGCTTGTCGATCAGGAAGTGCTGCAGTGGGTTGGTGGCCACGTTGCCGCACGGTACGTACTCACGCCCGGCCTCGGTCTTGATCAGCAGCCCGCAGGCCTCGGCCGGGTGTGACTGCTCGGCGTGCGCCCGCATGGCGTCCTGAAGCTTTTGATTGATTCGCATGTTTACCCCTTGGCGATCAGGCTTGCGCCCATTGAGCCGCCGAACCGGCGGGTATTGCCGCGCAACTTGCAGCTGCTCCACCAGCCGCCGCAGCGGTCCAGCGCCGGGTTGTCGGTGGGTTCATTCTTCTTGTCGAACATCGCTGTACCGGTGTAGGCGCAGGCCTCCTGCCGGTACTGGCCGCGCATCGCCCAGCGGCACAACTTGGTGATCTGCTGGGACGGCAGCTGCTGGCCTTCCATGTCGATGGGGCTGGAAAGCTCGAAGCCGACCGCCGAAAAGTTCTCTTCGGTCTTCTGCTCGATCCTCCAAAGGCTGGTGCGGCTTTGATCTGCGGCATCTGGGTTGCCCCCGTCGAAGTTCGCGGCATCCAGGAAGTGCTTGAACGTTTCGATCACCTTGAAGCTCGCCCCGGCCAGGTCCTTGAACTGCAGGCAGAGAGCAGAAACAGCTCGCGGAATACCCGACATCTCGTTGGCCAGCCTGAGCTTGGGTGTGGCTGGTCGGCCATCACCACGGATATCTAAACCCGTGACCTCGATCTGGATAGGCGAATACAGCTGGCCCTGCCAAATGATGTCGCCCTCATGCTCATGCCCATGGAAGCGCCAGAGCGTGGCTCCCAGCCTCGTCGCATCCAGTTCGTACAGGCGAATCTGGTTGCCGGGCTCCAGCTTCTGGATGTCCGCGCTGTAAATCATGGTGGTTACCTACGAAAAACCCCGCACTTGGCGGGGTCAGGGTTTGGGGGTTTGCTTGAAGTTGGCGGAGATAGAGTGCACGCCGCCACCGAGAGTATTGGGCTTGTATCCCTTAGCCTTGTAAAAGCCCTGAACCCCACCAGGTGGTGTCCATATGAATGACTTGTACCCTTCATGACGGTCCAGGAAGTCCCGTACCTGTTGCAGCTTCTGACCTGGGCCATATCGTCCAGTTACTGTTACGTCCCAAGCCTCAGTTCGGTTGTTTATTCCAACTCCACCAGATTGGGAGTAACCATCCCCGAAGTCGTTCTCCCAGGTGCGTTGAGACACATCACCAGACGCGCCGACCTGCACATCGAAATCGAATGTTTCAGCCATTACGCGCGCCTCCAAAGACGTCCGCCCTGGCGCATCTCTCTGTCCAGAAACTGCCCGAGCTGAGCCTCAAGTGCCGACGATATCGCCGAACCCTGTTTGGCCGCGTCCGCGTTAGTCATACCGGGCTGAGCCTGGACATTCACTGGGGCGTTGATGGTGAAAGACGGCGCACCGCCAGTACCACTCCCGGCCTTATCAGCGAGGTACTTCGTCAGGTCGCGGTTTTGGTTCGGGTTGAGCACGCGCTCTCCGCCATCGAGCAGCCAGGTACCTTCCTTCGGGATGTTGTCCATGCCGTTGTGAGCCATACCGGCGAGTGCGGATGCGGATACGGCGGCGACCATTGGCGCAGTTGCAGCAGCAGCGGCGAGTGCGGCGGCCGGCGCAGCAGCTGGACCGATCAGCGGAATACCGGCGGTCGATGCGTAAGCGTTCAGCGCTGCCTGCGCAGACGCTGCCTGCGCGTTGGCGATCAAGCCGGTGGCCGCCGCCGATTGCCCGCTTTTACCAACGAGCAGTTGAATGCCCTGATAGATCAGCCACTGCGCCGCCATGTCGCTCAGAGCATTGATAACCGACTTCGACATGTTCCCAGTAAAGTCAGCGATAGCGTCTCCAGCGTCCTTTGCACCGGTGACCACGTCGGAGAACACGTTGCCCAGGCCGCCGGTCAAATCATTCAGGCTGCCAGACACGAAATCTGCCGCGATCGCCGAGTAGTCTTCGGCCGCATCAACGTAGTTCTGCCAGGCATCACTCACGCCCGCCATCCAGTTGGACTGGGCCTCGTCAATCCGATTGTAATAGTCCTGCTGGATAACCATTCGTTCGGCCAGTGCCTCGGAGAGCATGCCAGTCTCTTTGGCGTACAGCTCGGCGCTGATATCGCCGGAGTTACGCTGCGCCTGGAGGTCTGCGGCCTTGCGCGCGTAATCCTCCTGAATGGCCATATCCTGCTTCAGGCGGTCACGGGCCTTGTCGCCCATCCCTGCACCAGCAAGCTCCATATCGAAGCCGCCGCTAGTGGCAGCATTCTCATCCTTCAGCGTGGCAAGGAAGCTGACTGCCTTGGCCTCTTCCTCGTTCGCTACCTTGAGTTTCTGGAGAGCATCCAGCTCCGATGCCAGGCCCTCGAGGCGCTTCTGCTGAACAGCGTTGATTCCGACCAGCTTGCCCGATGCGACTTCGAAGCGAATCTTGTCCACTTCCGTCGCATTTTTCTGCGCATCCTTGCTGGTGTTGATCAGCGCTATCTGGCGCTGCAGGTCGGTCTCTGAACCCTTGACGGTATCGCTCAGTTTCTTCGCCGCCGACGCGGCGTCCTTTGCAGCCTGCTTGGCCGCTTCCAGCGCTTTGGGGTCGACTCCACTTCCCTTTCCACCCTGATCACTGAAGCCGGTACCACCAAATAGGCGCTGGTACTCGCCCGCAGCAGCCCGCGCATCGGTGATGTATTTCTGAATCGTATCGCCCGCGAGTGGAGTTTCGAGACTTGCCTTGATCCCAGCTGCTGCCTCGGCGGCAGCGCCAAAGTTCACTTTAGCCTCATCGCGCAGGCGGACACTGTCTGCTATGAACTGTTTGGACACATCACCAATGGTGAACTTTGCCAAACCCGCCGCGACATCTGCCATCATCGACGATGTATAGCCAACTGCCGTCGCGTACATACCTACAAGGGTATCCGAAACGATCTTGAATACTCTCGTAACTCCATCGCCAGCACTGACGATAAATGCAGTTGCGGTAACGAGCTTGTCGCTCATTTCCCCCACAACCTTTGTTACACCGCCACCCGCTTTGACGCTGTCGTTAAGGTCTTTTGTCAACTGCTGAACCACAGGCATAAAATCATCGGCGATCTTGTTTTTTGTCCCCTGCAAGTTCTGCATGAGCCCCACAAGCTCGCTCGAAAACTGTTTCGAGACGGCTATGGTTTGAACGCTGAGAATAGCGCCAGCGGACTCCGCAGCATCGCCCAGCTGCTTAAACTCTTTCCCACCGTTGCGCAATAAGGGAACGAGGGCGCTCGCCTCATCGGCAATGCCTTCCATATAGAAGGTCATTTCAGCCTGGGAGACATTTGCTTTCTCAAGGGTCGACACATACAACTGAAGAGCTTCGGCGCTGTTGAGCTTTTTGAAACTCTCCGCTGTCACGCCGACCTTCGGCGCGATGACCTCAAAGAAGTCTTTCAGCTCGCCGCCGCCGGTATTGAAGAAGTCGCCCAGCTTGTCGTTGGTATCCTTGAAAATGTCCGCTAGCTTGTCCTGCTCAACGCCAACGGTTTTCGCGCCTGCCGCGTACTTTTGGAACTCGGTTGTTCCAAGACCAGCAAGCGCTGCAAGGTTAGAGATTTCCTTAGCGCTGCCGGCCGTGTAGGCGACCAGCCCTGTCAAAGCGGCAGGGACGGCTGCGATGGCAACGCCCACACCCTTGGCCAGGTTTTCAAAAGACTTGGCGATTTCCGCGTTGCGTTTCTTTGCCTCCTGGCTTGCCCTATCTAGAGGACCAGTGAAGGAACCGATCCGGGCCACCAAATCCAGCGTGAGCGTGCCCAGTGACTTGCTCATTCAACTCGCCTCCAAAGGTAAAGCCCGCTGTGCGGGCCTTTAAAGTTTTATGCCCAGCTTTCCATTGCCTGCTCGAGGCTGATGGGCGGCTCCGTCTCATGCGCCATGAAGTCGAAGATCTTGTAAGGACCGTCCTTGTAATTCACGTTGGCGTACATCATGGCGAGCAATGCCGATCCGCGTTCTACCCGCATGCCAATGTTCAGAGAGCCACGTAGCGCCCGGTACTTCAGCCAGGACCTGAACTCGTTCAGGCTGAGGGTTTCCTTGGCTTCCGCGATGGTGCGCCCGCCGATGCCGGCGAGGACGAGCTCGTGCCAGAACTCTTCGTCGTCGGAGAGGGCTTCGTCTTTCCCAGGTTATTGACCTCGGCAATGACTTTCAGCAGCGCCATCGTCAGGTTGGGGTCCAGTGCGCCTCGCTCGGGATCAGCGTCACCGGTGATGTCATCTACTGTGAAGACAGGCTTGCCCTCTTCGTTGCAGATGCTGGCGGCGATCCGGGCGGCATGAACCTCAAGCCTGCCTGCTGCGGAAAGTACGTCATTGATCGCGGTTTGAAACCCTAGCGGCCTGACGTAGACCGTGGCGACAATCTTTTCATCACCCTGCTGCCAATCGATTTCTTTCTCAACGGGGCGACCGGTAAACGCACCGACGCCGCGCAAGCTTTCAAGACTTAATTTCATCGCGATGCCTTATGCGTTAGCCGACTTGCGAATCCAGGCGGAGCCGCCGGAGCGCTGGATGGTGCCCGCAGTCTTCACAACTGTGTTTCCTGCGAAGTCGAATGGGAAGTCGGCGACATAGCCGTCGAACACGAACCAGGTGCGTGTCGGTGGCAGCTCGAAATCATCGCCAGTCTGATTTAAGGTGGGCTTGATATCGAAGCCATCAGCCCAGCCAACGACCCACGACGTATTTTCGACCGAGTCATCCTCGGAAAGCTGGTAAAGCCTGACGTGCGAGGCGTTTTTCGGATCAGCGTCTACTGAGAACGAAGCCTGTCCAGGCGTGCGCAACCCGCGCAGGTATCGCCTTACCTTGTCACTCAGGCACGTAATTTCAACTTGGTCTGCAGGGTTGCCGCCGGGGTTGAACGCTGTAATGCATTCCACCTCGATAACCTCCAGCTTTGTCGGGTCTGCGGTTGTAGGCACCAGCGCATACATCTGGGTGCCTTGAGTCAAAATCGCCATTGTGTTCTCCAAATGTCGGGCATAAAAAAACCCGCTCATGGCGGGCTGTAAAGTTGGTTGGGACTACCTGAGCACTATCCAGTCGACATCGAAACTCGACCGGTACAACTTTGTTTCGGCGTCTTTGCTCTCGCCGCCCCAGCGGACCACATAAGCTTGCAGCTCAATGGCGTTGCTGATTGCGGCGGTCACAGCCCTTGCATCGCTGCCAGTGGCTGCATATACGTCGACCTGCAGCGTGAAGCTGTCGGCGTCCGGACGGCCTGCGAGGTAGTTCTCTGGGCTGCCGGTGATGAGCTGCCAAACTGCATACGGCTTCGCCACGCCTTCGGGTGCATCATCGAACGGATAGAGCCTGGTGGGGCTGACGCCGAGTAGTGCCGTTACCCCGGCGTCAGCAGCGCATACGGCGAATATGGGTGCATATGACATCACGCACCCCCTGCGGCCTTGGCCGCTCGCTTAATCGCACGGTCAATGGCCTTCTCGTATTCAGTGATGAATGTGTTGGTTGCCTCGGCTATGTTGTCGGCCAAGGCTTTTCGCGCGAATGGATCCGCACGCATTTTGGAAGTACCGAATTCGATCAGGCGCCAATGAGGCGTCGCAGCGTTCGCAGATTTGTCGCCGCCCTTCTTGAGGACAGCGCCTTGCAGAACACCAACCCGGAAACCCAGGTCCCCGCTCGACTTGAACAGTTTCCCGTTCCAGCGAAGCGCGACGTTGTCCGCGATAGATCGGCCTGTTTCAGGGTCGTCTATCCGCTGCGCGCCTTCTTTCATCTTGTTGGCCACCAGCTGGGCAGCCTTACGTAGCGCCGACCGCCCGCCCTTACGCTTCATGTCCTGAGTGATCGATTCGAGTTTTCCAACGAGAGAGTCAATCCCCTCCAGCTGGAAATCCACTGAGTCAGCCATCGTTGACCCCCTTGGCCACCAAGATGGTGAGATAGTCCAGACCTGAATCGGGATCGGGCAGCGCCGGGCCTTTGATGTCGTAGACATCCCCTCGGTAAAGGATCCGCATCGTCGGCAGGACGCCGGCTCGGTATCGGATCACTATCCGCGCGGTGGCCTCTGACTGGCTTGCCTGGGCCGCTATGAAATCCCTGGCGCTCAACGGCTCGACCGCTGCAGGGACCTTGTCCCAAATTGTTTGCCAACTTTCGCCCTGCTCTTCACCAGTCACGGGGTCCTGCTTGCGCACCATCGCCTGGAACGATATGCGATGTCGCAACCGACCGGCGCGCACTACACACCCATCCCGATACGGTATGGCATCAGCAGCGACTTGGACGCCAGAGGGAGCTCCGTGGCAATAGTGCCTATCACCACTTCCTCGCGGTTGGCGAAGAGGTTGCCCAGCTTGAGCAGGCATGCCGCCTGTATAGCCTTGTTGATCACGATGCCGAAGTCGTCCATATCTATCTGCTCAAAGCTTTCAGACAATGACTGGCGAGCGCGCTCGCGAAGACGGCAGCGAATGTCAGAGTTTTCTGGGTCATCGGCAAACTCCAGCGCAGCCCGGTAGGCAGCTCTCGCGGCTTGAGTGCGCTGAATGATTTCAGCCTTCACCTTATCGAGATCAGCCTGATCGGCATAGAAACGGCGCTGCAAAAACTGCATAGCGGCTTCCTCGGCCGCGCCCAAAAATTCCTCCACGAGCGGCTGATCCTCGGATTCTGCGTGCAGGTGATGCATGGCCGTTTCTATACTGATGACGGGCATGTGTCACTCCTGAGGAGGTTGGTTCTGCTCGGTTTTCGGAATCGAATTGTCGCCCTGAACCGGCGGCCCTTCGATAGGAGCATCAGGTTCAGGATTGACGACGGGATCCGGTGTGGTGGAGGCCGAAAGTTTGGCTAGTTCGCTTTCGGCCTCTTCTTTCTTGCCGATAAAGTCACCGACCTGAGCGCCCTCAGCGTCGACAACAATCCAGCGCTGCCCCTTCTTAGCAATCGTCAGCGCCGAGCGTTCGCTAGAATTCGAGGTCAGAGCTGCTCCTACCTCGCCCACGATCTTGCAAAGCTTGAGCTGCTCCAGCTCCTTGGCCAGCCATACAGGCGCGGCATAAGGCTCGTTGTCGGTATCACGGATGATGCCGCGGTCCTCGTAAGCCCGCAGCGGCTTGATCAATAACTCTGACATGTCTCACCTCGGTGGGCCGGGGGTGCCGGCCACTTTAGGGGTTGGGCAGCTTAAGCCGCGGCGGCCGCAGACGTGAGCTTGCCAGTGACGAAGGCTTCGGTACGGTAGATGGAAAACGCCAGACGCTCTTCGGCGCGAAGCGTGACCATGTTGTTTTCGAAGTCCTTGTCGTTCTCGGTAGAAATCAAAACTTCAACTTCCATCCGGTCGAAGATCTGCGCACCAAGTTTGAAGGCTCCCACCAGGAAGTCGTTTGGCTTCATGGCTTGGGTCGCGACTACCGGGCGATTCCACAGACGAGCCGCAGTGCCTTCCTGCGGCTGACCGATCAGATAGCGGCCCTGGCTGTCTTTGATCAACTCGATCAGCGCCCAGTCAGTTGGGTTGAGCACGATGCCATCCGAAGGGAACTCTGCCAGCTCGGATTGAAGAAGGGCCAGGCGAATCCGGTCGATGCGCTGTTCGCCGGTTACGGTCCAGCCAGCTGGAGACGCGTATTGGTTTGCAACCGGAACGAGCCCTTGCAGATTTGCACCTGCTCCGCTGCCGTACAGCAACTGAGCCTCTTCAGCGAGCAGCAACCCATAACGAGCGCGCGCGTCGATGTAGCTCTGCAAAGCCTTTGCGTCATCCAAAATCTGACGCGAGGCTTTGAACAGATGGGCGATGGTACGAACCGACGCCGTGACCAAGGCGGTCTCAATTTCGGAATACGGTTTTGCAGAGCCCTCCGCTACGGTCGCTGCATTGTTTGTAAAGCCTGTTTCGCGGACATACTCAAGCGAGCCCGCCTCAGTCTCGCCGGGTGCAATCAGATCGCGAATGGTGGCCCGACGCATGCCCGGCAGCGCGACAGTGTCCAGGCGCTCCGTGGCCGCCAAGCCACCGGCGGATGTGGTGGTGATAGCGGCACGGGGTACGGAGACGCGACGGGAGCCACGGAAAGACGAATTGACGCCTTCCATGTGTTCGCTGGTAACAATCAACTCGCCAGCGGACTTCGGGCTCTCGATGCGCTGAGTGTCACGGTTGGCATTGACAAGCTTTTGCTCAGCTTCCAGAACGCGAGCCTGCAGTTCGCCCTGTTTCATCAGCAACTCGTCAACCTTGGCACGAGTCTCGGCGTTCATCTCACCGTGACGGGCGATTTCCTTGTTGCTGGTCTCCGCCTGGGATTTGATCTGGTCGCCAATGGTCTTAAGGCTGGCATTCAGCTCGGTGTATTGCTTATCGAATTCGCTCATTGCGATGGTCCTTGGAAAGATTTGAGGATGTCGGATGCCGCGCTCAGGGAGGCGGTGAGGTCTGGCGCGACAGCGCGGGGCTTATCGGACGAGGCAGCGTATTGCGTACCCCCGCCAGCAGCGCGCGGCGTGCTGGACTTGAAATTGGCGAAGAGTTCGCGACGTTCGCTGCGGGCCATACCGGCCTTTGCCAGAGCGATGTCCATGGCTTTCAGGGCATTACTCTGCTGGGACTGCTCGTCTTCACGCTCGGTGATTTCGTCAGAAGAGAGAACGGCCGTTGCAAACCCGAGCTCAACTGCTCGTCGGCCGCGTATGAACGTCTCGTCATCCATCATCTCGGCAATGTCAGCAACGGCCTGGCCGCTGCCTTCCGCGTAAAGGTCGGCCATCGCAGCGTCGAACTCTTCCATCGTGTTCGCGACATCGCGCAAGTCATGGCGGTTGCCGACGGCAAGCGTCCAGCAGTTGTGGATCATGAGAAACCCGCTGCTGGCCACTTCGCGCTTTGCGCCGGCCATGTAAATCACCGAAGCAGCCGATGCGGCCAATCCCAGGACCTTGGTTGTGATCGGCTGGCTGTGCTCGCGGAGCCGGTTGTAGATGGCCAGGCCCTCGAACATGTCGCCACCTGGCGAGTTGATATAGACCGTGGCTGGCTTATCGCCGATTGAGCGAAGGGCCGCGTCGATACGCGAGACGGTAACGCCTTCCCCGTACCAGTCCTGGCCAATAACGCCGTAGATAGTGATGGTATCGCTGGTGGACTCCACGGCCGCTTTGATGGCCGGATTCCATCTGTCGAGCGCACGCGGGCTCAGCTCGCAGTTAAAACTGCCAGCCTTGGATTTTGGTTGCATGATTTATTCCTTCGAGTTTGCCGGCTGATCTAGCCAGTTCTGTAGAGCTGCCCTTGCGGCTTGCCCTTCATCGCCCTGACCCAGTTTGTCGATCGGCGAAAGGTTGGTTTGCACAGTTAGCACACCGGCATTTCCGCCCATCTTGGGCAGGTTCTCTTTCATGCGGCATTCGTCGCGGGTGTAGATGCCGTTTTGCACCATCCCCGAATACAGCGTTGCCCGTGCGGCGCTATCAGCACGCATCAAGCCTTCAATGGAAAACTCGGGGTAAATCTGACGGCGCTGCGCAGGCGCCAGCAAGCTGCGACTGATCCCTTCCTCGATGCGGCGCATGTAGCTGCGCAGCGTGAAGGTCAAAAATCGCAGTAGTTTCTGCTCAAGGCCGGTACCCCAATTCGATGCCTTATCGCTGTAACCGACCAGCGTCGGGTCCACCATATAAAAACGGCAGATTTCCTCGGCGCTGTACTCTCGAGATTCCAGCAGCTGAGCGTCCACTGGATTGATACCAATCACCTTGGCGGAAACACCCTTCTCCAAAACCGGTGATTTACCGGCATTCATCGCCCCGCTGATGCGTTGGACATAGTCGCGAAAATCGTCGCGCTGCTGCTTGTTCAGCGTTGCATCAACCTCAAAGGCCACGGTTTGGTGCATGCCGTTTTTGAACGTGGAGCTCGCAACGTCCTCTGCCGACATTGCCGCGCCGAATACGTCGGCGCCGTAGGCGATGGGTGAGAGCCCGATTTGCCCATCCAGAGAGAACGCAGGGATATGCATCATGTTGCTGTCAGCAATATCGCGGAGCTGCCCGTTTTTTTCCCGGTACCGGTACAGAATCTCGCCGTTGTCCGCGACATCCAAATCCATGCGGTTGGGCAGCAGGAATTCAAGCGCTACGATCCGGCCGCTTATACGGATGATCTCGACAAAAGCGTTACCCCGCAGCAGCATCGAAGCTACTACGGCCTCCCAAAACTGCACAGCAGTCATGCGGCTGTTCGGGTTGGTGTTAAGAATCCAATGCAGGTCATTGTCACCGGCCACCTCACGACCGCCATCAGGCATGCGCCGGTATAGGCCGAGCGGCAGCGTAGCGATCGTTTCGGAGATGAGGCGCACGCAAGACCAGCAAGCGGCCAGGCGCATGGCTTTGTTGATCGTCACGGTTTTGCCGTTGGCGGATGTGCTGCCCACGGTTTGCGCCCAAATTCCGGAAGCGCTGCCGGAGAGCGACCTGCCCACCCAATCGATTATCGATGACCGAGGCGCGTTGATTGCACCGCTCAAAACGGATTTGAAAGACTTAGCCACCGGTCAGTCCCCTTCGAATGAAGGCTGCCGCTACGAAGCACGAAGAAGCAGCGGCAAGAAGCGCCCAACCCACGCCAAGCAGTACGTAAACGCCTGCCACCGCAAGGGCAAAGCCCAGCACTGCAGTCAGCAGGTAAATGATTGATGCTGTGTTCATTCGAATATTGGGTCCCGGATTGAATCCATGAATCGGTCCACGCCGCCATCGCCGGCAACGACTTGCATCATCGCCCGCCCGACAGACATGATCAGTGCAACAGCGCCATCGATCTTGTTGTCATCGCCCTGTTTGATGGGCCGTACTACGTCGTCGTTACCGGGCATGTTTTTGCCGATCACGTTGCCGATACACCAGGTCATTATCGGATTGCCGTCATGGTGGAACCTTCCAGCGGTGATAGCCGCTTCCAGCTCTTTCATGGCGTCAGACATGTTGGTGTAGTTCTGGGTGATGGTGATCGGGTTGAAACCCTCGTCGTCGAGGTCATGGCTCAACCCAGTCGCACCGTGTGGGTCAATCGGCGACTCGCGCAGCGGTGCGTGTTTGTTCGCCTCTTTGGTGTCTTCGAGGATTTCGCGGTAATCGATCTCGGCACCATCCGTGACCTCAAGGTGTTTCGAGTTCAGCCAGGCCTGGAAGCGCTCGGACATCCGCTTGTTGTCGCTGTCATAAGCGGTGTCGTATGGCACCCAAAACTTGGGAGCCACGCTGTAGTAGTGAGTCTTTCCGTCGATCACCCTCCAAAACAGGCGCGCCCTCGAGTTCATGTCCAGCTTTCGCGCAAGGTCGAAACCGGCGATCCACTCTTGCCCCTCGAATTGATCAAGCGTAAGGGAGGTGTCCTCGCACGCCTTCCAGTCCTGCATATTGAAGAAGCCAGACTTGGCGCTCACCCAAAGGTTGAGGTGCTTCGTTTTGAAGGTGTTGGTGAACCGAGCTGAGCGGATCGCTCGGGCCAACTGGCTTTCCAGGTACTCCTGAAACACGGATACGCCGTGGTTCGGATTGGCCTTGGCAAGCATCTTAGGATCGGTCCAGTCGTCGCCCTCATCAAGCGTCCAGATCCAGCCGAACAGCTCGTCGTCAGGTACCGTGCCGGCAAGCATTTCGATCACCTGGCGGCGCTTGTCGTAACAAGGCCCCTCGATGTCAGCGCCGGCCGTGGTGATGATGAACATCAGCGGCTGACGCCTTGCCCCCATGCCGGTGAGCATCGTGTCGTACTGAGCAGACGTTGGGTGTTCGTGGTATTCATCGACAATGGCGCAGCTGGGTGAAGCACCGTCGCCCGGGTTGCCGATAAGCGGTTCGAACCTGCTGAAGTCGGACGGGATGTTCATGTTCGAGGCATTGACCTCGATGCCCGCCGCCTTAATCAGATTGGGCGACTTCGTCACCATCAGCTTCGCGGGCCTGAACACTTCCCATGCCTGCTTCTCGGTAGTCGCTCCGGAATAAACTTCGGCGCCGTACTCATCATCAGCAACGAACATGCCGATGCCTACGCCACCGGCTACGACTGACTTGCCATTTTTGCGCGGCACTTCCCAGTAGCTTTCACGGAACCTGCGGTGCCCCCCCTTCTTTTTGACCCAACCAAACGTTACGGCCAGCCCAAACAGCTGCCACCCCTCGAGCGTGATCCGTTGACGCTTGAAAGCCCATTCGCCCTTGGTATGTGGCAGCAGCTGGATCAGCTTGAGCTTTTTCTCAGCCTTCGTCGGATCGAACTTGAACCTGAACCCGCGCTTGCGGCTGGCTGCCATGTCATCGAAATGGCGCTGCACTGCCTGATGGATGTACCGACAAGCTGGCACCTTTCCACGTAGCAGAGACCTACCCCAAACCATCGCTTTATCAACGTTGGGGTGGGCGGACTTGGCCATTCAGGATCTCAATAGTTCTTCGAATTCGTTGGTCTCTTTTTCCTTGTTTCCTCCGATAAGACGTGTGCGGTTGGCCGGGTCAAGGCCGAGCATCGCCCCGAACGTAACCATTTGCCGCATCGTTTCGTTCGCGGCGGTCAGTGCCGGGTTTTTCATCGGTCCGCCGGTGGCACCAGTAACCACGATGCCGTGGGCCTGGACTGACTCCTGCGCCATTCGCCAGTTGTCGTATGCAACGCAGAACGCTTCGACGTTGTGTAAATCAGTTATCGCGACCACGTTTTCGCGCAGAAGCTCGGGAACAATCATCTTCCACATCTGCGAAGCGCGGTCGCTGAGCCATTCGGGCGGATCAACATTTGTGATCTTCGAAAAAGCTGGCTCGGCCTTATTCAGCGAGCGTTTGCCGGGATTTCCGGCTAGCGCTTTCTTGGCGGTCGGCTTGGGTTTGCGACCACGGCCGGCGACCGTGGCGGTACCTCCCATCGCGCAACTCCAGAATTTTTAATTTCGCGGGTGTAAAAAAACGACTGAGGGCGCGGTCTAGAAGCGAAAGGGACCAGACTTTTGACCCTCCCCCCCACCGCACCAGACTGGTGCACGCACCACATCGGTGCATTTTCGTGAAGCTCGACGAGAATTGTTCTCGTTTCGGTCAGCCAACCCGGGCTGCCTGGGTGTTGCCCCATCCGCCGTCCTCTGTCGCCGTCTTCGTGCTGTGGCATGGATGACACATGGCCTGCCAGTTGGATCGATCCCAGAACAGGTCCATGTCGCCCTTGTGAGGAACGATGTGATCAACGTCTGTCGACGCTGTTACACGCCCAAGGCGCTCGCACTCCACGCAGAGCGGATGCTTAGCCAAGAAGCCCTTGCGCGCCTGTTGCCATTTGTAGCTGTAGCCGCGCTGGCTGCTGGTCTCGCGTTGCTTCTCCCGCTGCTTTACTTCGAACTGCTTGCCTACATCCTTATGGGCGTCACAGTACCGAGGGTTGCGGGTCAATGTGTTGCAGCCCTGGGCATTGCATGGCTTCTGCGGCCTCAGCGGCATGGTGTGCCGTCCAGGTAGGTGCGGGGCTGGGTATCGGGGTCTTCCGGTTCTTCTTCACTCAGTGCGTCGATCAGCAGCGTCTGTTGCTCTGCCATCCGCTGTAGCAGCTCGGTCTGGCTCTGCAGCAGCTCGGTCTGCTTCACCTGCTCGGCCAGGATCTGGCTTAGCAAGGAGTTGCTGTGCTCGTTCATATGCCACCTTGCTCCACTTCTTGATCCACTCGCGTCGGGCTTCGCAGCCACTACACGCCATGAGGTATGACCTGTTCGCCGCGTTCCAGAAGGGACGTTCCGCCCGACGGGACATTGGCACAGCCTTCAGTCACCAGGCAGCCACCTTGCGCATACTGGCTTTTCTCGTCAGCCAGGGCGGTGACCTCGACCATGAAGGTAGGGACTTCGTGTGGGTAGACTTCAATGATCGCCTTCCAAAGGCCGCCAACGTCTGCGCGCAGGGTGACGCCGGTAACACCACTCAGCTCACTACCATCGGAGAGAATCACCTTGGTGCCCTGGGCTAGGTGCGGGGCGTCCGGGCTCTCTTGGGGGCCTGGAACGACCGTGGCCACCCGGAGTGTCTTGGTGTCGGTCATGAATTACTCCACTGTGCAGCGCGGCCAGATCGACCGGGCAAAGGCAAGCGCGCCTGCGTGATCGAGGGCGCACTCAAGAAGGATCATCGGGAAGGGTTTGTGGCCGGGTGTCGTGACCATCCAGTTCTTCTTGGTGATCGTCACTTGGCGTTCTTGCTGATCAGCTGAATGGATTGTCCGAACGGGCAACGCCTTTGGTCAGCCACATGCAGGCCTGCTGCAAGTTGGTGACCGCAAGGGCAATGGCACGCTGATCAACATCGGGGATGGCTTTCAACTGCTTCACCAGATCAGCCGCGTCAGCCTCAAGGGCTTTTATCGAGTTGATACCGTCGATCTCCGACTGGCTCAGGTCGCGGTAGCCGGTGATTTTCTTGTGCTGGTTATCCATGATCTTTCCTTTGTGGTTCGCGCCACGAAATGGCGGTGTCTGAATTTGTGGCGCGCTATGGCGTCTGCCGCTCTACCGCCTCGTTGACCTTGTCAGCGGCCTTGCTGGCCACCTCTGCCGCTTCGGTGGCCTTGCCGGCTGCACCTTCAACCTTTACGGCTGCATCGGTCGCGGTCTTGGCCAGCTTGTTCAGGCGCATGTCGCGCTGCACCGTGGCCTCGTCATAACCACGGCGCACTTCGGCGACCTGGGCGCTATACCAGCTGGCAAGCGACCATTGCGAAGCACCGAAGCCCAGAGCGAACGAGCCAGTTACCAGCAGCGAGGCAATCACCCACACTTCAAGGCGACGCCACCACCGCCGGGCGATGAAGTCTCTCACGCATCTTTCCATCAGTTGATACCTCCAAGCTGTGAACGCAGACGTGCTATCTCAGCGCTTTGACTGGTTACCTTGTCAGTGAGCTGGGCAACCTGGCCGGTTAGGGCTTCAATCTTGCCTTCCATACGGCCAACAGCGGCGGCCAGCTCGTTACGCTCTTTGGCGAACTGATCGGCTCGGGCCTCGGCTTCTTTGCGGGCCTTGCGTTCCGAGTCGAGCAGTTCGTTCAGCCTGCGGACGGTACCGATATCGGCGTTGTCCATCGCCCGATCTGCCGCATCCCTCGAAAGAAATTTCCGCAACCACAAGAAGCCCGCGAGCAGAACAGTACCTGTCCCACCAAGCCAGGTGGCTGTACCTGGGCCGAGGTCAATTGGGTCCATCACTACTCCAGAAAATAAAAAGCCCCGCACGATGGCGAGGCTTAAGTTTGCGTGTGTGGCGCTGAAACAGCTGAACACCGTGGCATAAAAACATAATCATTCCGTGCGGAAAAGCACTTTTCGAAAATGTCTTTATTGCGGATAATGCCTTTACATTCCTACCGCACTCATCCTTCACATCTGGATGAACATTTATCTTGGACGATGATGAATAACAACGGACCCATTGCAGAAGACAACGTCGCGGACTTTCCAGGCCGAGAGCAGAATGGCGAGAAGGAGGGCCAGCCGAAACCCGCTACGCCTGAGCTGGACGCGGTCGAGGAGGCGCGCTTTCGACTCGAAATGAAGCTCCGCCGTGAACAATACGAGGCGGATGAAGTTCAGCGTAAGAAGACGTTCATGAACAGGGTCGTCATCATGGCTGCTGCTGGATTCGTCTTCATCGTTTTTAACTTCTTATCTCTGCGCAACCCCGAAATCTACGACGTGGATCCGGAGACACTAAAAATTGTCAACCAAGCCATCAACGCAATCATTCTGCTGACGGTGCCTTTTGTTCTAGGAACAATAGGCGCTGCTGCAAGAATATTGATTTCCGACATAAATCCTCAGCATAAGACCGCCTTGATTGTGTCGTCTGGCCTGATGGCAGTTTTTTCATGGGTTAGCATCAAAAGCGGTGTATTGGTAGCCTTGCTGGCTCCGCACATCGAAAGAGCTAACCTTTCAAAAGAAAACATTATAACAGGCCAAAGCGATTTCTATACCTTGGCCTTGGTTGCAATCGCGGTAGGCATGTTTGCGACAAACGTATATTTGATGATCGCGCAAAGGGTTGATCAATTAACACTGCGGTCCAAGGGCGAAAGACCTTGAGACACTGAGGAAGCATGTGTGCTTCCTCAGCCTCCCCCCTCTTTAAGCTGCATTCAAAAAGCTTGTCAGTGCGCAGTCGATCCAAGCGGACGCAGATCTGGCAAGCTCCCTTGCTTTTCCCTCACTGATTCCGAAATTCTTTCCAACTCGGACCATTGGCCATTTCGCACCGTAGTAAAGCCAAATAATGTCGCCCATCTGCTTGTCTCTCATAGACAGCCGCGCTACGGCCCTATCTACTGCGAGCGCCAAGTCATCAGTTATGGCGAAGCCATTCGATTTCGACGGTGTCAAGTCGCGCATGATTGCCCACATCGGCGAGACATAGCTGGGAACCCCCATCCCATTCATGCGCCAGAATCCCCATTGTTCGAGCATGTGCTCGGTGTCGCCCAGCGGGCGATGCAGCGGCTTGCGAGTGTTCATTGTTAATCCCCTGTGTAATTCGATCCACCGGCACCGCGGCGGTTGTTCTGTTCGTACTGTTGGTGCGCACCGCCAATCTGTCTGTTAGCACCTGCGATTTCTGCCAACGCTTCTTTGAGTCTTTGATTGAGCACCGGAACGATGTCGCTGAGTGGCAACGCCTGAAGCGTGTGGCCGCAGATCCAGCCAGAGCCGTGGCACTGGGGACACTCCAATTGGTAAAAAAGCCCGGTGTAAACGCCCTTCCCGCCGCAGATGTTGCATTCCACGATGAACTTCAGCTCTCGACGGAACGATGGGCCGTGTGACTTCTTCATTGGCGGCCTCGACCTTGGTATGCCTGAATAACGCCTTCCAATGCCGCGCCGATTACCAGCACAGCGATGGCGACGATCCCACCCGTCACTGAGTTCATCCAGCAAGCCAGGCCAACAGCCACGATGGTGATGTAGTGCTGCCAGAGGCTGATGCTCGGCTTGAAAAGGTCCTGATTCGCCATTTTTAAACCTCGCCTTTTATGGATTCGTGATCGCGCTGGAAGCCGCGCCGTTAATGGCCTCGACTGCATTCTGCGAATTTTCGTTTCTAGTCAGGGTCGAGCGGTGAATGCGGCTAAAGCCTTTCCCGTCTAACCATTCGTGCCACTTGTTCAGCGCGTCACGCTTGAGCAGTTCAGCCGAGGTGTGGATGTAGGTCTGCACGTTGCGGGTCAGCGTGTGGTTCACCAGCATCTCGCCTATCAGGAAGTCGACGCCCAGATCAGTCCAGCCGGTCCGGGCCACTTTGCGCAGGTCGTGGCTCGTCCACTCACCCTTGCCCAAGCGGGCGAATACGGCACATGCCTGGCTATCGCTGATCGGCCCACGGTTGCGAGCCGGGAACATGTAGGCGCCTTTGTAGCCCTTCGATGACTGCCAGTCCCGATACCGCTCCAGCAGCGCGCAGGCTTGATGGGTCAGCGGTAGCCGATGCTCACAGCGGGTCTTGGTGTTCTCGGCAGGAATGAACCATTCGCCCTGCTCACCCAGAGTGAGGTGTGACCACCGGGCCTGCCTTGTCTCGCCAGCACGCGTGCCGTGACACAGCATCATCAAGGCCAGCATGCAGTCCTGCGGGTGCTGGTCGAATCCTGCAGCAAGGTCACCAAGCACCTCTTCCAGCTGAACGGCCCGCAGGCGCGATGGTTTCGGCAGGATGCGGGCCTTGGTGAAATCGGTGAACTTGAAACCGGCAACCGGGTTCTGGGCGATCAGACGAAGCTTTTCGGCCTGGCGGAAAGCGACCACCAGCACGCCCCACATCAGCCGGACGTAGGAGAGTGACATTTCGGCCTGCATTGGCCACATCACCAGCTTGTCCAAGGTGGACCGGTCCACATCGGCAATGAGCAGTTCGGACAGGCGCGGCTTGAGGTGGCAGGTGATGATTGAGGTATTCGTGGCGCGGCGCTTTGCCGACAGGCTGCGCTCGGTGGACTGGCGGACCATGAACCACTCCAGCAACTGGCCAACGGTCTGCAGCGTGCCGGCAGCGGCAGAAGCTTTCGGGTCAGTCGCAAGGCGCTCCCGGATCTTCGGCAGAGCGTTGATCAGGCCTTTCACAGGTAGCTCTGGGAAGCCGGCGATTTTCTCCCACTTTTTGCCCACCACCAGGTGCCAGGTGCCGCGCTCACGATTCTGATGAAACCGGAAGTAGACGCCCGGATAGCGAGCATCGCGCAGGTCGCGCACTTCTGAATTCGCTGCCTGCCGGCGGATTTCCGCATCCGAGAACGAAGTAAGCAGGGTCTGGCTCATGCGGCCACCACAGTCTGAGGAAGTCGGAGATATGCGCGGATTTGCTCCATCGCGTCGAAGTGACCACGGCAGATGATCGCCAGATAGCCTTGCAGGTTGAGCTGACGTATCCACTCGTACTGGCTGCCCGAGACAGCGGCATCGTTCGGCGGCGTGGCCTTAAATTCGATGTACAGGCCGAAGTACCCACCGCGGGCCATCGGAAGCACAAGATCGGGCACACCGGCGCGCACACCCTGCTCTTTCAGCTTGATCGCCACCAGCTTGTGCCGGTGGCCACCGTTGGGAACGTGGTAGATCAGAGCCGCCACCAAGGGCATACGCAGCTTGATCTCGCGCAGCAATGCGGCCTGCTCCAGGCCCTCACGGTCGACCGACTTGGCGCGGGTACGCTTCGGTTTGAACAATGTCATTTCGGCGGCCTTCATGGTTTCACCATCCCTTCACGAATCAGCGCGTCCTGGGTGCGCATGACTCCCTCGGCGTGGAACAGGCGGACTTCGTTACGACTCAGCACCGCCGGGGCTCGCAGTCGGCCATCAGCGATGTCGTGGCAGTACGCGCACGCCCAAGCGGCCTGCAGATCGTTTGGCTTGATGCCCATGCCGCAAGTACCAGCGAGCCGGTAATGGGCCAGCACCGTGGTCGAGGATTCGCTCGAGCAGCCTGGGTAACGGATCTGGCATTCGCGGTCGCGCGCCGCCTTGGTGAGTTTGCTCATTGCGTGTCTCCGCTGCGCCTGGCACGGAGTTCGGCCAACGCCTTGTTACCCACTTCGGGAGTTATTGATTTGCCGGGCGCTGCGAGCTGCGCCACTGGCACGGGCGGCAGTGCTTCACCACGCCAGATCTTGCGGCACTGCTCGAGGTATTTCTGCTCAAACCGGGTCATGCCCAAGTCGCGAGGAAGCGTTTGCAGGCTAAGGAACCCAGCGGCAGCAGTGGCGTGATAGATCGCTGGGTGAAACCACTTACCGCGCCCCTCCATGCCTGGGTGTGAGTTGCGCAAGGCCTGCGAGTAAGCAACCTCAACGCTTGGCAAGCCCAGCCCTTCGGGGGCAAAACACCAGCCCACAAACACACCTGGCGCTGGAACAAAAGCCGATTTGCTCGCGCTGACCATGCGCATACCCTGGCGCAACTGATCCATCGAAGTGATGCCGGAGCGCATGAACTCGGCAATCCACTCGAGCTTTGAGGCATCCATGATTTTCTGGTTTGGCCAGGACTGGCGCCACGCGCCGCACGCTCCCTGCAGCCGAAGGAATAGTTCGTCGATAACCTGCTCGGTTGCAGGATCAATTTCGACGGCCACGGCTGGTGCTGGGCGATAGGCTGGATCGGTTGTCCGGTTGTGGACCAGATAACCAGCTCGAACAGGACCGTTCACAGGATCACCCCCTTGGACGCCCAACTGCTGGTTCCCTCGGCACCTTCCTCTGACTCTGGCAAATTCCCCTTGGCCCGCTCCCTCACGTACCAGCCCACCAAGCGGTTACACCAGCCGGCGGACGTATCTACGATTTTATTCCTGGCCACAAACCAGCCGATGAAACTGCGGATCAGCGCGTCAGAGATATCGGTTGGTTTGACTCCAGCGATCTGAGCCTGGGCGATCAGGTAGCGGCTATCCGGTGTCCAGTCGGCGAACATGGCGAAGCGCTGGCGATCGTCGGTCGACTCCAGGGCCTGCTTGCCCTGTTCGTCGATAACTTCCGAAATATCGCGCGGCTGCTGCTGTTCGGTTAATTGATGGTTAAGTGACGTATTGGGTGCAGATTTCGCACCCCGCTCTGCCGAATTCTGCACCCCGTTCTGCTGTAATTTGCACCCCGTGCCGTCATCTGCACCCCGTTCAGTGCGGGGTGCAGGATTTGCACCCCGCTTTATCGGCAAGTCATAGACGACTGGGCGTCGGTCATGACGTTCGATGTACACGGCGGCCAGCGCCTGATTGCCTGGAACGATCAGTTCAGACGCCCTCAACAGCTCAAGTTTGGAACGGACTGTGCGCTCGGAAAGGCCAGTGTCTTCGCTCAGAGTGGTGGCCGAAGGGAACGCCCCGCGTCCGTCAGTACTGGCGTAGTTGGCCAGGCACAGCAGGACGTGCCTGGCGCTGGAATCGGAAAGGGTCACGCGCGGGATCTGTAGCGCCCACGACATTGCTTGAACGCTCACAGTGCTACTCCAATCGTTCTGCCTGTGTTGCCTTGCTCAGGTCTGATGTGCATAATCCGTCTCGCAAAGTTGTGAAGAAGCCGGTCTAGCCACCGGCTTTTTTTTGCCCAAAATTCAGGCGTTGTAGGTGTCCGGCGCATCCGTGGTAGCTTTCTGCTTCCACACAACAAGGTCACGGAGACCGGACATATGGGATTTTCAAAGATCAATTACCAACGGACATGGATTGACAAAGTTGACCAGTTTGAAAAAGAACTCCGAGAAGACCCCGAAAAACGCTGGGGCGGGCGAGTAAACGGCCAGGAGTTTCGGCAGGCACTGGGGAGCTACAAATTGGTATGCTTCGCAGAGCGGCTTCGAAACGGGGACATTGCTACTTGGGATCAACAGCCCCAAGCCGAGCTTCTTCGGCTCTACCTCATCAACAAGCATCACTGGACCCTGGAGCAGGCTCGCCAAGTACAAGACGAGAAGGATTTTCTTCTTGTTCTACGCAATGAGCTGGAGCAGCTAAAGCTGAATGCTGCTGAGGCAGATCCGGTGAAAAACTCCGTAGGATATCGGGAAGGGTTTCTTGACTTCGCTGATCACTACGAGTCGAACTCATAACCTCCGAAAAACGCTTGGCTGACTCTCGCCAAAAGTCGGCCTCTTTGTCATGCCAAGCGGCTTTTTCTTCGCGCGTAACATCTTCAGGCCATAGCAGGATGGGGAAACGGAGACCATCAAGTACCGCGATACCAGCAAGAATTTGAGCTGCAGCCTCCGTTGTGGTGCCTGTTGCTCGAGCGCAAATCGCCTTCACCGCAATCTCACGGTCGCCGTAAGTGAGCTCGGTAGCTTCCGTGCGATCGCATGGGTGCTCTGATGCTTGGGTGTGATCTAAATTGCTTTCACTCATGCCTTACTCCAAGATTTTTACTGGATGAATCAACAGCCCATCCGCTGTACTACCTGCCCTACCCGCCTGAGCGGATAATTGCCGTCACGCCGCTGACTTGTTCGGATGCGCTTCGGCGAGAAGCCAAGCGGCCTCAAAAGGCTTTCCTCTAGCCGCTGCGAGCGCTGAGATTCGCTCGGCGTAACGCGTTTCGCCGGTGTACTCGGTACGGGGCAGGCATTCGGCGGTGAGCCATTTGTAAACGGCACGCGGGGTCTTCCCGCAAGCCAAGGCCACCAACGGAACGCCGCCGGCGTCATCAATCGATTTCTTTAGCGGGCTCATGTGGCCTCCGGGTCAAATATGAACTTACAGTACATATTATGTCGGAACTGAAAGTACATGCAAGCGCGTGCAAAACTGAACCTATGGTTCAGATAGAAGAATTAAGAGCTGCTTTTGCGGCTCGCCTAAAGAAAGCGCTGGCAGATAACCACGTCGAAACGTGGGGCGCTGGTGTTCGCCTGTCAAAAATGACAGGGGTCACGCCTAAAGCGGCCAGTAAATGGCTGAACGGAGAGGCAATTCCAGGCCCTGCAAAGATGAGGGCGCTGTCTGAGGGGTTGAATACGCCCCTTGGCTGGCTTCAAAACGGTGCTGATGAGGCTTCAGTCGATCGCAAAGCAGTTGCCAGCGAGCCATCAAACGTCGCCATGATTCATCAGCCTGCGCAGATGTACCGCTACCCCGTAGTGAGCTGGGTCGCTGCCGGCGGCTGGTCGGAAGCTGTTGAGCCTTACGCGCCAGGTGCTGCTGATGAATACGACGTGTCTGACTACCAGGCCAAGGGCCCAGCTTTCTGGCTGGAGGTCAAAGGGGACTCTATGACGGCTCCTACTGCCCCTTCGATTCCGGAGGGCTCGCAGATCCTTGTGGACACCCGCGCAGAGGTGCGCCCAGGCAAGCTGGTGATCGCGAAGCTGGCCGGCAGTAACGAGGCGACGTTCAAGAAGCTGGTAGAGGACGGCGGCGTCAGATACCTAAAGCCGCTGAACTCGGCCTACCCTACGGTACAGTGCGCGGACGATTGTAGGATCATCGGTGTGGTGGTCAGATCGCTGACGAAATTTGCATGAAAGCCGAGCCATATGGCGCGGCGGGAATTCGTAGGAGTACCAGTCATGGGATTGACGAAGCCAAATCAACAATTGGCACGCGACCTACAGGGCCTCGCCTCTGACTTGAAGTGGTCGGCCGTGGAGTTGCTGCGGATCGTCGAGCGATTGAGCCTAGCGGGTAACGAGCCTGATGCCCAGGCCATTCTGAAGATGATCATTTTGTTCCAGGCCGACGAGGACAAGCTGGCTGGGTATGTAGATGAGGTTAGGCAAGGACGGATTGTGCGGGAGCGATCTGAGTAGCCGGGTCATCTGGTCCATCATTATGGAATGTGAAATGAATGTCTTTAGAGTCGCGGTCCTGATAGTCGTTTCCCTTATTGTCTCAAGCTGCGCCAGCAAGCCAAAAACTGAATACGAAAAAAAAATCGAAGCGATCCCAATGCCAGCGACGGAAGCCGAGAGAGCTGAGCAATGTCGAGCAGTTCAGGATCTCGCAAGATCGGCTTTTGTGGACGACGCGCTTCACCGCGCCCAGCGCGCAGACCCCGGCCCTGGCCTCCCGATCTACGATGAGTCTGTATATCCAGCGCTTATGCGACGCCATCATGCAATGAATTGCCCTAGCTTTAATTTTCTAAAGTGGTGAGCGCATGGCGAGAACAGGGTTTCTGGAGCAAGGCCGGGGCCATCGCCTGGCTGGCGTTACTCATGATGATTCCTGGCGCTTCCGACTCGGCCTGGTTGGGCGGAGGATCATCCGGCCGCAAGCGGGTCTTCAGTTCGGGCTTCGTCGTATTGTGCGTTTTCGTGGCTGTGGTTGAGCTGATAGCGCTGGATCACTTCTATGGTATGCGAGTGCGGTGAAGATACGGCGGATAGTGCGTGTGCGGCCTGGGTAGGCCGGGTAATCTGGTATGGCGTTCCGTTAGTAGCACCCATTCAGGAGTCTTTATGAGAAACAGGATGTTGGTAATTCTAGCGGTGGCAGCCATGCCAGCCCTCGCCTCTGACAAAGCTGGCAGGTCCCTAAGATGTAAAGGCTCCGTATGAGGAAATCTATTTTTTTTCGCAACTACTCGACGGGACTTCAGCGATAGGGCCGGGCGTCTCTAAAGCGGAGAGCAGTCGAATCACTCCGCCGCATCTCCCGTCATGCCGGTCAAGATACGCCTCATAATCTTTACCTGCCTCAGGAGTAAATACTCGGGTAGGTGGCACACAAAACGCTTGGTCGGTGACCATTTTCATCAAGACCACAGAAGGGGCTCCTGCGGGGATAACAAACTCTGAGTACGACTCGCCATAGCTCAGATGACCGCTCCTCCATGACGCAGGCATTCCTATGCTTCGTTTGGTGTGTTGTCCTATGGTGGAATTGACCTTATCTGCAACGGTATAGCCGTAGGCAAAAAGAGGTTCTTTGCTCGAAGCGCAGCCTTGCCCAGGATTGATTGCGACGGGCAAACCGTTGTTTCCGAAAAGACGGATCCTTGCAGAGGTTGCCTGATCGTAGGGCTGCTCTTGTATAGGCTGCTCATAATTAGTAGAACCGCAGCCACTAAGCAACAGCGCAGAAAAAAGGGTCAGCAATCGGATGTTCAAAAACAACTCCTTGGTTCAGATATCAAACCGTTATCGGCAAGTTTTTGAATACCTAAATGTCCCTGCCGAAGCAATCGGAAAGCAATCTTTAGAGGATGGCTTTGAAGGGGGGGGCTCTGCGCCTCCCGATGCATCAGGCGAGCAAAAATTGCAAAGCTGCCGGGGCAGCATGGACGGGTGCCTGTTTAACACCACAAGTTGCGTTGTGCAGACGCGTGCTTTCGTTCTACCCCTCCCACGCCGCCACTGCGCGGACTTTGCTGTCACAACTACAGCGACGCTGCGTCTATCCCTGCCAGCCTTAGCGATTCGGCCAGAGAAGGATCGAGCGCGACCTCGCCAGTTGTCGACGCCGCCTGATTGATTCCTACAGTTCGGTACTTGAGAACCTTCCCAGCAAGCATCTGCTTGAGAATCTTCTTAGCCTTATCGCCGCCCGCGATGGTATATGGGCTCATCATCTGTGTGGCATTGATCATGGCCTGCTCTTGTGCGTTTTTGACGATGGCAGCCTGTTCGGGGGGCAGGTTCAGAACGTACTGCGGCGCAGCAGGCATTAGGCTCACTGGCGTTTCCTGGGGCGTGATAGTCCATGCTTCGTTTTGATCTATCCGCAGCTGCACTGTGCCTACCGGGATCTTGAACCTGCCGCCAGACATGACACCTACATATACCTCCCCGCCCTCTTTTCGCACGACCGGATAGAATTTCAGTGTGCTTGTAATGATGCTGCTACCTGCAGAAAAGTCCCCGGTTGTCACCATCATGGTGGTCTTGTCTGTGAATTCGTCAGTGCTGCCAGTGGCTTTCCATACAGCCCCAGAGGCGCATCCGCCTAGGGCAAAAGCGAACACAGACAAAGCGATAATCCCTTTCATTTCCAGCTCCAAAATTTGAGTCGGTCGATTGTAACAGAGAGCCATTAATTCACAGGGCCCGCCACCAAGCGGGTTTTTTGCACCCACATGAAAATTATGTACTTTTGGTACTTGACCAAATATGAACTTGTAGTTCATATTCTGCCTATCGCAGCGATTAACCGCAGCGACACAAGACTGGTGAAGCCGCCAGATAGCACGGGATCAGCGAAGTGGTCTCCCAGCCCCGGATAACGGGACCGACTGGACGAAGCTCTTTACAGAGAACGGAATGACCTGTTGGACAGCATCACTGAAGCACCTGGCTTGCCGGGTGCTTTGGGATGACAACCACCGAGTAAAACGTAATGGATACCACCATCGTATGTGGGGCATGGAGAGGCCACCTCGGCCGTGGTCTTGCGCCGCGAGAGTTGCAGTATTTGTTGTCAGCCGCCCAGGGCTGCACAGCCAAGGAAATCGCCCGAACGTTCGGCATTGCGCCTGGCACGGTCGTCAAGCGGCTGTCGGTCGCCATGTTCAAGCTCGGCGTGAATCGCCAGACAGCGATGATCGCCGAGGCCATGCGCCGACAGATCATTTCACCGCTCTGCCTGTTGTTCATGTCGGTGATCGTTCTGCACGCGGTGCTGGGCGATGAATCGATGAGGCGCGAGCGCAGAGCCCCTGAGTCACGCCGCGGCGGGTACGAACAGAAGATCAGCCGTAAGGGCTCGGACAAGCTGAGGCCAGTGGCGGCGATCTGCTGATAGCTGCACCAAGGAACATGGCGAAAGCCAGACAGAAATTGCCGCTTCACGGGCCTACGGCAATATAAATAATCAGAGTCCCCGTCTGAAGGTTGGAGACCTTCCCGATCGCCTGGAACGCCTCAACGCAGACCAGTCCGCATCGGAGATTGATCGGAGCGTGCCCAAGCGGGCTGCAGCGCTAGGATCGCAAAGCCCCGGAAAAGTCCTGAGCCGAATCTGTCGGCCAATACCTCAAACGCGGCGGGAATCAAGCAGGGGTAGCGCCCTGGTGTTCCGATCAATCTCCGATGCGGATGAGTTCAAACCGTTAAATCGGCCCCCTGCATCACCGCAACAAATGCAGAAGCGGCGTGGAAAGCAGACACGCAGCGCAACGTAGCTCCGAGCGCACCTGAACGACCGGAGAGGTGGTTACCAGGTTGTAGTACTGGGTAAAAGAATCGGCGGAACAGCGAGTCCACCATCGCCCGCAGAGAGAAAGGCTTTGTCGGCCTTTGAGGATAGTCGGGTTAGCGTCCGGCCTTCTGCACTTATTCAAGAATCCAGAGCGGGGATCAAGCCGCCTCCGCCACGACCGTCGGACAATACGGTCTTTGTGGGCACTCCAAAGCAGTGTTCGTTTCGCTCCGTATGAGCGAAGGCCGCGCCACTGGGCCAAATCAACTGCGCAACGACGGGGTGCATCGCCGTGACAGCCGGAGAGACGGCACCTACTTCTAGAATTGACGTGAGCGCTTGGCGCGCCACATGAACCGGTGGCCGTGGAATACGGGCAATCCGCCAAGCATGCGACTTCGGTCCATGACGATGAGCGCGAGGAATACGGCAGAAGCATGCGGGCCAATGACAGCTGGGAAAGACCGGCACCCTCCCCTCAATCAAACGACCGCATCGGCAGATGCCAGGCCAGTCTCACGGCTGGGTTTGGTCACCCGCGCCTGTCATCTGACCAATGCGGTCAAGGAGCGTCATATGCATCAGACAATCAGCCAGCGCCGTGCAATCCTCGAAGGCCTCCGCCAGCGCTGCAACCTTTCCACTGCCGAGTTTTACGACAAGGTCGGCCGCAAGAACCCGGCAGCTCTGCCGCGCTTCACGGTCGTGCCAAATGGCAATAACGAATTCGGCATCGTCGAGCGTTCGACCGGTACTGTGCGCGGCGTGCATCGCGGCCACAGCGCGGCGTGCAAAGCCGCTGATCAACTGGAAGCCCAGCCTGTACGCCAGCGGTCGTTCGCAACTCACATGCTGCGTTGGACTGCTGCCATCGCCACCGGCCTCGCGTTGTTCGCCCTGTACGGTGCCAGCTGATGATCAGTCCGGAACTGAGCCTGATTCAGCAAAAAGCGCCGGAAGCAGCAGAACTGGCGGCGCAGGTCGCGGAGTTTCTGGCAAGCGGCGGCGAGATCGAAACAAAAAAAGGCTTTCCGTCGAAGCCCAAGCCAAAGCAGTACGGGCGGATGACTCCTCTGCCCGCTCGCCCGCCTGCGCCTAAGCACCGAACCAAGGAAGCTCTCCGCGCAGCGGCGCCGAAAGACGCTATTCAAGACAGGTGCCACGCCCGCGCCGAGCAAGTGGAAGCCGTCCGCAAACTTGCCGAGACGATGACAATCACCGATGTCATGCGCAAATCCGGCCTGAGCATCTACAGGCTTCGGAAAATGGCCCGCGTGCATGGCTTTGAATACACGGCGTTTGTACCGGCTTCGAACCTCATTCCGTATCAACACGATCCGGTAGCAGACGCATTGAACGTGGTCCGGATCAAAGCCGCCCGCGACCGCGGCATTTCGCTGAAGGCCGCCGTCGTCGAACTAGGACTGAGTAACACGATGATCAATAGGCTGATCCGTGAATTCAACATCGACTACCCGCTGCAAGGGCCAAGCCCGAAATGAGGCGTATGTAGTGCAGACCCGCCGTGCTCAGACCGCAGGCAACCTCAAGGTTAAATCACCGCTGACTCCAAGTTTTTTTAGCACTGTCTTAGGAGTCGTCGTTCTGAAATAAACCAAGTGGCCACCGTCGGGTGTTTTCTCATTATCACTGATGAAGCTAACAACATCGCTTTGGGAAATATTGAGCCGCTGGCTCAATTCCTGTTGTGACATTTTCAAATCATCCATAGCCAAGTTACTCCCATTTCCCGGCCCCATGCCGGTCATCAGCTATAGCCCACCCCCGGCCAGTTTGCCATCGCCGGACAACGGAAGGCGGCGAATTCAGTGCAGCCCTATTCAACTCAACATCCCACCCAGTGGAATCAAGCCCCCGGAGAAAACCCCATGTCCACCCCTACCGATACAACCGAATTTCTGAACGAGCTGAATGGCGGCGCTTTCGCCAGCCAGATCGGGTACGCAATTTCCGAAGTCGCCTCGGGCGTTGTCGAGCATGGCAAGGCCGGGAAGCTGGTCATCACTCTGGACATGAGCCAGATCGGCGATTCCCACATGGTGAAAATCAAACACAAGCTCGACTACAAGGTGCCGACCAAGCGCGATACCCGGAGCGAGAACACCGCACTTGATACACCGATGAACGTCGGCACCGGCGGCCAAGTAACGCTGTTCGCTGAAGCTCCGCACCCTGGCCAGCTGTTCGAACGCGACCAAGCACCGGTCAAGCCTCGCACCTGATCAATCGCAACAACCCTTCCTCCCCAAAGAGACCTGACAAATGTCCCTCACGAAAGAAGCAATTCAACTGATCACTGACACCGCGCTGATCGCAGACGGCAAAGAGCTGAACACGGTTACGCCTACCATCGTGCTGCCCGAAGGCGCGAAGATCGTAAACCTCGAGCAATTCGGCGCAGGCCGCAGCCGCTTCCGTGGCACGTTCTCCACCAACTCCCTGGCGGACTTCGCCAAATACGTGTCCGACCGCGCAGTCGCGGACGCAAAAGGCTTCATCAATCAGGACGAAATGACCTGTTCGGTGCTTTTCAATCTGGGCAACGAGGAAGTTCCAGGCCACGCAGATGATCGCGCCGTGCTGAAGCTCAAGCCCACCGCTGCCTATCAGGCCGTGCAGGCCATCAGTGGCCGGGCCATGTCGCAGAAGGATATGAGCGACTGGATTGAGGACTGGCACAGCACGCTGTCGGCAGTAGGTGATGAGCTGCAGAACATCCCGTTGGCCAAAACCATCGCCGCCGTGCGCACGATCACGGTCAAGGCATCGTCGGAAAGCGATCACACCGTCAGCGAGACCCGTGCCAGCCGCAGCGCAATGGATGCCATCGAGGCGACCAGCAAGGAAACCTTGCCCACGTCGCTGATCTTCTCGGCTGTGCCGTTTGAAGGGCTGCAAATGCGCGAAATCATCCTGCGAATCTCGGTCATCACCAGCGGCGCACAGCCGGTGCTGAAACTGCGCTGGGTCGGCGAGGACGTGCAGCGCGAAGAGATCGCGCAAGAGTTCAAGTCGGTGCTTGAAGCGAAGGTGGGCGATGCCGCTCAGCTGGCTCTGGGCAGCTTCTCGGCCTGAGGATAGGATTCCGCGCCACGAAATCACGATCAGTGAAAACGTGTCGCGGATGCTTAAGCACTTTCGGGTGCGAGAGGTCTTACGATTGGGCAATAACGATTTGACCTAGCGAGCTTGGATATGGGGTTTCAAGCACGGCATTAACGATAGTGGTAAAAATCCGAGCGCTCCCGAGGTCTGTATCTGCATCGACTACAACTGATCCATCTTCCTGTACCACCGACCCATTGCGATCGACTAAAAATCGTCCAGCTTCAGAGACTTCGTGTTGGCTAAAAAGAACCTTGATGACCACTTCAGCAAAGCCTTTGCCTTTAATCGCAATAGGTCGAAGCTCCACCGCATAACTTTTGTTAAGCACTACACCTTGAAGAACTGATTTTTCATCGACTTTGATGATTGAGATGAGCCCTCCGAAGTGATTGACGCAGAGACCCTGCCAGTGCCCTACTAAGAAGAAGAAGTTTTCTTCGGCTTTTGCCCAATCTCTTTTAACACTGCTCAAAATAACAGCGAAGTTCTGCGGTTCCTGTAAAAATTCCATTTTTTTGCTCCTGACTATCGTTATACCCCTACGGGCTGGACCTGTAATACCTCAACTCAAACCAAATAGCCACTATGTCGCATCCGGACACGGAGGGCGGCGCATGCATGGAGCCACCCATGGAATATGAACTGCACCTGGGCGACTGCCTGGAGGTGATGCGCAGCCTGCCCGCCGATTCCGTGGACAGCGTTGTAACTGACCCGCCCTACGGCATTCGCTTCATGGGCAAAAGCTGGGACGGCAAAGACATTGAAGAACGTGCAGCGTACCGCGCAAGCATGCCGTCCCACGCTGGGGCATGCGGACCGAACGGCGGTCACCGCTCGATCGCTGCTGAGGCCGGGAAATACGACCTCACACCTGCAGGTATGAAGGCCTTCCAGGCATTCACGCTCGATTGGGCCACAGAGTGCCTGCGCGTTCTCAAGCCTGGCGGGCACCTGCTGTCGTTCGCAGCGGCCCGCACCTATCACCACATGGCGGTGGGCATAGAAATGGCGGGGTTTGAGATACGTGATCAAATCATGTGGGTGTTCGGCAGCGGCTTTCCGAAGTCGCATAACCTCAAGGGCAAGCACGTGGGCTGGGGTACCGCACTCAAGCCCGCGCATGAGCCAATCTGCATGGCACGCAAGCCCTTTCCCGGTACAGTCGCGGCCAACGTGCTCGAGCACGGGACGGGGGCGCTCAACATAGACGGCTGCCGAATCGACGTGGTCGACGCAGCATATGCCCGGAACTGCTCAGGCCATCGAGGCAATGCAGGCACTCGATCGATCGAGGCGCAGAGTACGACCAGCCTGCGCGCTGGCGGGGGATCCGCTGCATCGGGCCGCTGGCCTGCGAACCTGATCCATGACGGCAGCGATGTGATCGTGGCCATGTTCCCCACCGAGGCCGGCGCCGCCGCCCCGGTCATGGGTACGGAACCCGCGGCCAACGGATTCAGTGGAGCGGTGAGCTACAGCGGAATGCGCGAGCGCATGGCTGGCGCATTCCACGGTGATACCGGCAGCGCCGCCCGTTTCTTCTACTGCGCAAAAACCAGCCGGTCGGATCGCCACGCAGGTCTGATCGACCCGGGCCCCCAGTTCAAGAAGGGCACAACGCTGCGCAAGGTCGAGACGACAGACACCAAGGGCAATAACCACCCAACGGTGAAGCCAACGGACCTCATGGCATACCTGCTCCGGCTAGTCACTCCAACTGGCGGCAAAGCGCTTGACCCCTTCATGGGATCAGGCAGCACCGGAAAAGCGGCGGTACTGGAAGGCTTCGACTTCGTCGGTATCGAGCAGGACGCCGCGTACATGGCGATCGCCAAAGCCCGCATAGCCTACGCGCATGCAAAGAGCCAGACCCAGCAGCAAGATCAGCAGCTACAGGAACAGCAGCTCAGCCTGTTCAGCGCGTAACCCCCACTTCAACGACTCACGCCCCCCTGGCGAGGCACCTACCTGGAATTCGATATGAGACAGCTCCGCCAGATACAAGTCAGCGACGGACCCAGATTACGCGAGACACAGGTGTACCCCGGTCGTCGTCGAGCTCGGACTGAGTAGCACGATGATCAATCGGTTGATTCGTGAATTCAACATAGATGCATACGTTCGAATACAAGAAATGAAGATTCAATAAAGCTGAGATAATAGCCAAACTTTTAATTATTTTTGAAAAAACGTTTGAGTGCAAAAGATCCTAACTCATTGACCCTGACAGTATTTCCGTTATTTTCAACCATGTTGAATATTATGGGCCCAAGCTGACCACTGGGTAGCTCAGCCTGCTTACTTTTGGCAAGCATCATAAATTCGCGGCCTATCGTAAAGCTCACAAAGTCAGATACTTCAAGTAGCAAATCGCTACCTGGGCTGACAAATTGGGGGGCATGTACTGCGGCACCAGCGGACAGATAGACAAAAAGCGGAGTGAACTGCAATCCGGTAAAACATTCCTCTGCCCATCCCTCTCTTTTTGGACGCTTCGTAACATCCTGTATATTGTCGAATGTCCATAGAGGAACGGATTCGTTAGATCTGAATAAATCTAAAGAATCGAGCATCGTTCTTTTTAGAAGCTCTTCTTTTTGATTTTTAAGTAGTATTGCTCGCGCCTTACTATCAGAAGGAAGCACCATCACACTAGTGTAGACAAAAAGCTGAAGATGAGCCCGCATCCGCTTGATGAGAGCAGCATAGTCCTCGCCATACTTTATTTTTGCAGGCAAACTCTTTAGATTATACTTCCCGGCATCAGCATTAGTACTCCATATGTCTGTAAAGTGATGCACCCAAGTTTCAGGATCACTCTCTGGACGCAAGCGCTTTTTTAGATGCGCAAAACGCTGTTTAGCTATCTCTTTTTGATCTTTATGCAAGCAACTTAATGTCAAACACATAAAACTTAAATCTTTCCCACCATGCTCTACTATTCGGCTGGCTTCATCACCATAAAGATTCCATCTAGTCTTAGGAGTTCGAACAGGCACTGGCACATGGTATAAGCAAAGGCAGACCGTACAACTTGTAGGAAAAGATATGGGTACAAAGTAATCTCCACTAGGAATGTTTAATATAGGTTCTCTAGGATGAGAAAGCTCTTCCAGCCATTTTATCTCATCCCCATGACCGCATTTCGGACATAGAGATTTTACACCAATAAATTCTCCAGGAACCAAGCCGGGGTTCTTCCTTCGGCTACGGTTATCAGAAAGCACGGGGGCCCTTTCGTTGCCAGACTCGCTGGAAATCAGTAAACCAACAATATCTTCCATATGTCTACCATAAAATTACTAACGACCAATGTTAAGTAAAAAGCGATACTTTCAATTTTTTTAGCTTGGAAGACCGCTTAAGCCGGCTCAGCCAGCTCTTTACCGATATTCAGTACAGACCATCTTCATCACTCACGCCAACACGGCGAGGAATCCCCATGTCTCCCTACAAAATGTCCGGGACGACGGTTGTCAGCTTTTCTGGTGGCCGGACTAGCGCTTATATGCTGTTCATGGTGCTTATGCACAACACGCCAGAGGACATCGCCAGGTACCTGCTGGTTATTTTCGCAAACACTGGAAAGGAGCATCCCGCCACTCTGGAGTTCGTAAGAGAGTGCGCGCGGCGCTGGCAGGTGCCCATTGTCTGGCTGGAGTATCGCGATGATGATCGAGGCTTCGCAATTGTCACCTACGAGACCGCCAGCCGCGAAGGCGAGCCGTTCGAAGCGCTGATCAGGAAACGCAGCTACCTGCCGAACCCGGTTACAAGGTTCTGCACCATCGATCTCAAAATCAGAGTGATCCACAAGTATCTGCGGATGGTTGGATGCTCCACTGAGGAAACCCCGGTAGACATGATGACCGGCATCCGAGCTGATGAACCGCGCCGGGTAGCCAAGATCCGGCACCGAAAGACCACGTCAGAGAGCAAACACGCCACGATGGTTATGCCATTGGCTGATGCGGGCGTAGGTGTGCAGCAGATCGGAGAATTCTGGAAGGCGCAGCCTTTTGACCTGGAGTTACCAACGATCAATGGCCGCACGCTGGAAGGCAACTGCGACCTGTGCTTCCTCAAAGGTGCAAAGCAGGTCTACTCAATCATCGCCAGCGACCGAAGCAAGGCCGACTGGTGGGCTCGGATGGAGCGCACCGCCACCCAGAGCAGCGCCGCCACAACTGACGGCGCGCTTTTCCGCTTCGACCGGCCAACCTATCAGCAGATGCTCGATTACTCGGATACCCAGTTTGATATGTTCGCCGACCAAGAGGAGGCAATTGCTTGTTTCTGTGGCGACTAGTGAAGGACTCAAGAAAACTATTCTTGCGAAGGAGCCCCAATATAAAAATACTCAATCTCCTTGCAAACAAAATAACTGTGGCGCAAGTCGACAATTCTCCATTTCTTGAGTAGTTCCGCGAAACTATCACCAATCACAAAACAACTACTGGAGATAATTATACACTCGCTTGGATATATGGCATCCCGCAGTATTGACGCATAACTTCTTCTCACCGCCATATCAATTTTTGAATTATTCAAAAACCTTACTACTCTCATTGCCCTATTGCACATAATCACAACGTTTGTGTCATCCAACACAGCTTTAGCGTATTTCGTTGCTGTTTGAATTTGTTGCTCTTTTTCAAGAGCGCTAAATTCTACATATTTTTCACAAAGCTCATATGCTATTTCCTCCCCACGAGCACTCCCCTCAATATCGCCCCGAAAATGACGTTCGCAGAAAGACTCTAACTGACCTAGAAGTTGGAAAAAGGTATTTTCAAATTTCTCGCGTTCTAAAATTGATTGCTGCATCCCCATAAAATTAGAAGTTTTTCGAGCTTCCTTGGTTTGAATACTTGTCGTCCGCAAGAGCACCAGCAACGCTAAAAAGCTAAGCACGGGATTGGTCAGCCCTCCAATAAAATCACCGACCTGACCGATATTGTCTGATATATTTAAATGACTCTCACCAAAATATAAAAAAGCACAAAATATGAGAAACACGAATACAAGCGCAAACCAAGACACTAGTGCCGAATCAAGTGGCTGATCTTCTTCCACATCAACTTCAGCCTTGCCCTTCTTCCAATACAAATAAGCACAGAGAACAAACAGAAATACCGATAGAATAGTTAAAGCTTTTTCTAGACCGCTCAAATCAAACTCCCTAAAATCAAAATTCAACCAGTAGAATGATACAAAAATTTCTACCCAAACCTACATATCGTAACAGCCTCCCTCAATGAACCAGTCACTGAAGCGGCTATAAACTTGGCATACCAGATTCACAAAGACGTTGACGCCTACATAGTTTGCACTTCTAGTACCTACCGCACCATGAAAATCAACTCTCCCCTGTCAGTCATCGCCATGCCGTACTTGAGCCTGCCCAGGTACTGCTCGTGCATTGAGTAGACCCGGTCATCGATGATTCTGAAAATCATCGTTGTTTCCGACCAGATATTGCCGTCCACCGCCCTCTTACCGAGCCTGGCATTGCGTGGGCCGTAAACCTCATCCGCCGTTGTGGTGCATTCCATGACCTCTCCTTGGTGCTGCACCAGCTCCTGCTGGCTGCATGGACCATAGCAGCGAACCGCAGAACCTGCCTGATCACCCATTCCGCCGCCCCGCGCGGCCTGGAGCCTTTACCGTGGAAGCAGAAATACTTACAGACCAAGAGTTGGCCGATCTGACTGGCTACAAGCACAGAGCACATCAGCGAAAATGGCTCAACGAACGCAACTGGGTTTTCGTAGAAAGCCGGGGCGGACGTCCTCTGGTAGGCCGAATGTTCGCACGCATGAAGCTCGGCATGACACCGGCGCCTGCCGGTGACCACAACCCTCCCCCGGCGCGCCCAGCTTGGACACCGGACTTTTCCAGAGTGAACTGAAATGCGCCCCCGGAATACTGAGAACAGGGATTTACCGCCAGGGATGGTACGGCGCAAGCGCCCCCGCAAAAACGGAACTGTATGGGTGGGTTATTACTATCGGGACGCGAACGGCAAAGAGCTTCCGTTGGGCAGAGACTTGGATAAGGCGAGACTCAAATGGGCTGAGCTGGAGGCAAAGACAAAGCCAGATGACTTGAAGATCATGAAGGGGATTTTTGACCGGTACGAGCGGGACATAATCCCGAAGAAAGCTGCGCGAACGCAGAAAGACAACAAGGCTGAATTGAAACACCTGCGTAAGGGTTTCGAGAGTGCGCCGATTGACGCGATCACCCCGTCAATGGTCGCCCAGTATCGAGACGCACGGACGGCAAAGACCAGAGCAAACCGAGAAATTGCGCTGCTATCTCATGTTTACAACATGGCGCGTGAATGGGGATTCACAGATCGCGAGAACCCCTGCGCCGGGGTGCGCAAGAACAAGGAAAAGGTCCGCGACTATTACGCGAATGACATGGTCTGGGCTGCTGTGTACGGGCAAGCCCCGCAGGAGCTCAAGGATGCGATGGACCTGGCTTACCTGACCGGTCAGCGCCCAGCTGACGTTATCGCGATGAACCGAGGCGATATTGAGGGCGACTACCTCAATGTCCAGCAAGGAAAGACCGGAAAGCGTCTGCGCATTCAGATGCAGAACAGCGGCGTTCCAAACAGCTTGGGCCTACTGATAGGCGCAATAATGCTGAGAAACGCCAAGCACGCATCCCATCACTTCATTTTGAGCAGGACCGGCATGCGCGTTTCTCAGCAGATGCTGCGTAACCGATGGGATGAAGCTCGGGAAGCAGCACGACTTGCTGCCATTGCCGATGGCAGGGCTGACGACGCAGAGAAAATACGGCAATTCCAGTTCAAGGATATCAGGCCGAAAGCCGCGTCCGAGATCACCGATATCGCAGACGCCAGCCTGTTGCTGGGCCACTCCAAGCAGGAGATAACGAAGCGCGTTTACCGCCGGATCGGCGCTGTCGCGCAGCCTTCAAAGTGA